CTAGAATGATTCTTTTGAAATAATATTGCTTGGACCCACGGGTCCCGCCCAGTCAAAGGTCTGTACCACGGGAAAAAGGCAAAGTGCAATTACTTCACATTCAACGGTTGATTCAAGAAATGAGATCGTTTTTTCAATATATTCATAAGTATCATTCATGGAAATACTTAAAATAATAGCATCGGGGCGCGTGCCCATTAAAAAATTTGTTTGAAAAATATTATAATAGTAGAGATGGTTCGGATAGATATTCACACTAGCGGATTGGGATCCAACCAAGATAATATCACACCGGGTATCCTCCAGTTTATGTATAGTTTCGTTTAGATATCTTATAACATCGTAATCGTGTATGCGCAAAGAATAAACACTATTATATCCGATAGGGAAAACATACTCCATTCCAAAAAGTAGTGCACTTGGTTCTGTGCCGATTTGACCTACCTTAAAGCCTTTATTCCGCAGACAGTTTCTCAAAGTGACTTGTAAAGTGAATTTGCCTTGGCGTCCTCCTGTGCCGAAAACTCCAACTACGGGGACAATATTTTCGTGTAGCTTTTCATATCGAAAAGGAGGGAGATGTTCTGGCAGTATTGTTGGACTTTGCACTCTCTTATTGTTTTTCACGATTTGACCTAAGTCGTCAAAAGAATATATCTGCTTATTATGCCGTAGCGCTTCTGAAATCAGGTTATTTTTGAAGTCATACGATTTCATTTGCAATATAAGCATGTCGATATGGCCAAGAATCAATGTGTCAAAGCTGTCCCAATCGATTTTTTCAATGTTCTTGATAATATGCCCTGAGGAGTCACTCTTGACTTCTTTGTTAGTGTTCTTTCCAACTCGCAACGAATATTTTGTATCATATACATCAGTGATTTCAAAGTCCAGTTTATCTTCGAATCGCAAGATACTATGCATTTCTTTGTTAAAAGGAAACAGGGCAGCTTTTTTTATTTTAAAAGGGTTTGATTATCTTGTCCATATCGAGGAAAAGCTCGCACAGAAATCAAAGGATGCCCGAGAACAATATAAGAGTACAAATTAACATCAATATCAAAAGTATTAAAGTTTCAGAAAATCAACTTTTATTCTACAAATTGATTATACCACAATCAATGGTAATGTCAATATATAAAAATAGTGCAAAATATTCACATTGAAACATTAAAAAGTGTTAGACAGATGTTAGACACACTGAAATTTCAAACTGTTTTAAAAAATGAAAAAGCCCTGAACCCGTTGAGGCTCAAGGCTTCTGAGATGGCTCCCCCTGTTGGACTCGAACCAACGACCCTTTCGATCAGAAACATAGTCGCCTTGCTCGCTTGGAGCGCTTCGCAATGCTCGTTGTTTCTTCCTGCTCATAGCACCGCTTCATCTGCCGCAGGCAGCGCGGTGCTCCGAGCCAATTAACAGCCGGTGCGGCTGTGTGTGGCAGGGTCGACGGTTTGGGTCAGCAAGTAAAGTGAAAAAGAGCAGGGAGACTGGTGTCTCCCTGCTCTTTTTGGCTCCCCCTGTTGGACTCGAACCAACGACCCTGCGGTTAACAGTGTTTGTGACGCGAATATCAAACAGTGTCATTCAATTCCATGCAGTGTAGAACCGTGATTTTACCTATATAACGCAATTAATAAACGGTTCGCATGGTGCGAAAAATCGCTAAATAATAATGGTGTTAGACAATTGTTAGACGGTTTGCTTGCTGTTGTTTTATACCGCGGAGTAGAGCAGTTGGTAGCTCGTCGGGCTCATAACCCGGAGGTCGCAGGTTCAAGTCCTGCCTCCGCAACCAATATCCCGTGTGTACAGCGGGGACGTGTGGGGTTGCGCCACAAGCTCGGTACGTCAGACTATCCGCACCTCTCTATGATGTGTCCCAGCGATATCAAATCCGAGTATATGCATCCTTGGCTCAATGGTAGAGCGGCTGCCCTGTAAGCAGCGGGTTGCGTGTTCGAGTCACGCAGGATGCTCCACAAATCCAAGCGCGAGGAAGCGCGAGAAGTTAAGTATCGGGTTGCCTGAGCGCTCGGCGGCGGCTTGTTAAGCCGCAGAAATCCCGATGGCTGACGACAAGACGTGACTTGGATTTTAACTTAGGTTATCAAAAGGCTCATTCGCCTTTGTATAGGAAGCGTTACGACGTTTCCTTAGTTTTACAAATACCGCCCATATGGGCGGTTCAATTAGACAACTCCATTTTGTCGGCTGCTTGCAAGCGGCTTCAAAATTTCATTCCTCCTTAAGCAGAACTTTGGGCGGGTATTATGCAAGCGATATCCGCCCGAGTCCTGCAATACAGCGCTTTGGTGTAAGGGCAGCACATCAGATTTTGGCTCTGATAGTGTAGGTTCAAATCCTGCAAGCGCCGCCAATTTAACTTTTTGCGTCCCGTATAGGGGCGCTATTTTTATATGTAAAGGATGTGGGTAACATAGCTCAAAACTCAATAGGTCGCTCTAAATCGACCTCTAAGAAAAAGAAAAAGCCCGCGTCGTCCAACGGTCGAACCGAGTTCTACTGCACCATGTGCGGCAAAAAATATACTAAACTTACTGGTAACTTTTATAGATCGCAATCCCCTATTCATGTTGGCAACGACGGATTTATCCCCGTGTGTCGCTCGTGCGTCGAGGAGCTGTTTGAATTGTATACCGACGAACTTGGCTCAGAGATGGAGGCGACGAAGCGTCTATGTCAGAAGTTCGACTGGTATTTCTCAAAAAGGATATACGATGCAACTGAGAAGAGTTCGGCGTCGTTCAGCCGTATGAGCTCATATGTGTCTAAAATGTCCTTGCGTTGTTATCAAGGTAAAACTTACGACGATACTATACGCGATGAGGAAACTGTCATTAATGACGTAGAGGATTTAAAGAACAATAGTTCTGAAATCAAAATAAAGCAGAAGACCTTGGCGTTCTTCGGTGGCGGATTCGAACCCGAAGAGCTTAAGTTTCTTCAGGAACAATACGATGACTGGACTTCGCGACATGAGTGTTCTACTAAATCTCAGGAAGAGGTCTTCAAGAATCTGTGTATCGCACAGCTTAATATTCTGAAAGCCCAGCAAGGCAAGGGGTCTATGAAGCTTGTAGAGGCACTCAAGGTATTCCAAGACCTCCTTGGCACGGCAAACTTAAAGCCAAGTCAGAATAACGAAAATGCTATGGTTGAGCAAAATACCTTTGGCACTCTTATCAAGAAATGGGAGAACGAACGCCCCATTTCAGAGCCGCTCCCCGAATGGCAGGATGTTGATAATATTCGCAAGTATATAACGGTATATTTTTTGGGACATCTTTGCAAGATGTTGGGAGTACAGAACAAATACAGTGCGGCTTATGAGGAAGAGATGGCAAAATATCGTGTTGAGATGCCTGAATACGAAGGAGACGACGACGCACTGCTGGACGCCATTATAAGTGACGGTGAAGATTATGGCGACACGGAATAAGCTTAGTGATCGCGAGTTAGCCAACGATAAAGCTAAACGAATTATGAATGGCGTGGACGCATGGTGTTCATTCTACAGGGCTAATCCTCACCGTTTCTGCTCGGATTATCTTAATATTAAGCTTAAGCTCTTTCAGCAGATAATCTTGTATATGATGAACTGGTACGACCATACAATGTACATCGCAGCAAGAGGTTAATACTGGCTTCGCCGCATAGAAATGTGCGGATAAATTAATCGGGCAAAATCGGTGAACGCTTACTGAGCAAACGCCGAGGTAACTGGACGGATAACGGAAGGCTGTCCAGCACCGTAACGCATAGATGGTGAATAAATATAATCCATCCACGAGTGTCCGACACGACCGCATATAGGGCGGTCTGAAAACCTAACGTTTAAACGAGGGTGAAAACATATGCTAAACTGGGCACGAATTGACGTGCCGATGAAAATGGGGCAACCCCAGAGGGGCAGATAAAAAGCTGTCCGTTAATAACTATTGCAGGGAAAAACATTTCTGGTCGCCGTGTTCTGCTGTGTGCGTTGTATTTTGTACCCCGGTACGGGTATCTGTATTGCGTCTAAGACCCGTGGACAGTCCGTCGAGGTCTTAACGAAAATACAAACGATTCTTATGCCCAACTCCGCTAATCTTCAGTTAGAGATAGATCCGAAGGGCATAACAATAAATCAGTCCAAAGCGGAGATTGTGTTTAGGAACACATCCCGTATATTCGTCGTAACTGCAAACGATGAAGCTCGACACAACAGAGCTAATATTAATATCTGCGATGAGTTTCGCATGATACCGCTTACTATTATGCAAACGGTTCTCAAAAGATTTTTGACGGCTCCGAGAAGTCCGGGATATCTTAACAATCCCAAATATGCACATTTAACGGAGAGAAACAAAGAAGTTTATCTCTCGTCTGCATGGTATAAGTCACATTGGTCTTTCGGCAAGCTTCAGGCATACGCGAAGAATATGAGTGATGATCAACGCAAATATTTTGTGTGCGGACTCCCCTACCAGCTCTCGATTAAAGAACACCTACTTGACAGGAATCAGATAGCCGACGAGCTTTCAGAGGGCGACCAGTCGGAGACGACATTCGGCATGGAAATGGAGTGTCTATGGTTTGGTGATACCGACGGCTCGCTGTTCTCGTATGATGATATTGCAAAGACGCGACAGATAAAGCAAGCCCTATATCCCGACTATATCAGCTCTCTTATACCTAATTATAAACAGAAGATACCACCGCTTGCATTTAATGAGCGTCGTGTTCTCTCTGCCGACGTTGCGCTGTTGGCTTCTAAGAAGCAAAATAACGACGCCGCGTCTATATGGATTAATAGGGCTATACCCAATTCGGAGAACAGATATATCAGCAACCTTATATATACGGAGAATCACGAGGGACTTCATACGAACGACCTCGCTCTGCGCATACGCAGGTTGTACGAGCAGTTCCATTGTACTGATATAGCGCTCGATGTTAAGGGTCTTGGTATAGGCGTGTACGACGCTCTCGTGCGCGACATATATGACCCGGAGTACAATGTCACTTACCCGCCACTTAGTTGTTGTAATGACGATGTGTACGCGGCTCGTTGCACAGATAGAGAGGCTAAAAAGGTTATTTGGGCAATACAGGCTACAAGTCAGTTTAATAATGATATGTATCTTGCGTTGCGTGACGGCTTCAAACAGAATAAGATTAAACTCCTTAGTTCCGAAAATGACTTCTACGAACTTCCGAGAGGTATTGTTCAAGCCATACTTGACGACGCTGAGCTAAAGCGTAAAGTTCTGCTTCCATATATTCACACAACGCTTTTTATTAACGAAATAATAAGCCTAAAGTACACACCTACAGGTACTTTAATAAAAGTCAAAGAGCAGTCCGGTATGAGAAAAGACCGAGTGTCATCGGTCGGCTACAACTATTGGGTTGTTCAAGAGCTTGAGAGAAAGCTTAAGCCCAGCAACAAACCACCCGAGCGTAAAGTGTTTGCGTTCAAGAAACCTATTATTAAATAAGAAAGGAGACGCGAAGTGGCAAAAAAGAAAGAAACTGCTCCGCCGCTCTCGCCTGAAGAGCAAAGGAAAGTCGATCTTGAAGCGGCAAAGGCGGAATTTCATAAAGCTCTTCTGTATGCACAGAAAATAGCTCAAAGGAATATAAGCAATCCTGCGTCCTCACAGCAGAGCCGAGGTCAATCGTACTCCACCTATACAAAGGAAAATATTCTGACGTGGCTTAAAAACCCGTCAACAAACGCAAAGAGTCTTCGCAATGCGTCGATGTATCTTTACAATGCTTCGCCGCTGTATCGTCGCCTTATTAACTATCAAGCAAATATGTGGCTGTGGGATTATGTGCTTTACCCTCTTGGATATGATGAGTCTAAGATGAAAGCTAATAATCTTCAGAAGCAATATCTTGCTGCGGCTAAAAAGTGTGAGGTTTGGAATCTGAAGAACGAGCTTTCCAAGGCTGCCGTGAGTGCGGTACGCGAGGGAATCTTCTTTGGCGTGTCGTGGGAGTCTGGCGATTCGTTCTTCATTCAAAAAATCAACGCTGATTATTGCACTGTTGAGGCTATCGCTGACGGTACTTATCTCTATACAGTTGATATGTCTCAGATTAAAGAGGACGAGCTTGGATTTTATCCACCCGAGTTTACCAAGATGTGGAACGCCTATAAATCTGATGGCGTTAAGAGACAGTTCGTCCCCGAAGAGATATCTTGGTGTCTCCCGTTCTGCACCGCAGACGGCGACCAAGGTGCGTTCATACCGCCTTATGTTGGTTGTCTCCCCGACCTGCTGGATATAGAGAACTATAAGGCGTTGCAGGAGACGGCTACCGAGCTTGCTAATTATAAGGTACTTGTCGGCAGAATTGACCTTGATAGTCAGGGAGCGCCGACGATAGATTGGAATTTGGCAATGCAGTATTACACTCACCTCTGCAATGCGCTTCCTCCGCAGGTTGGCGCGGCTGTACTCCCGTTCAAGGTCGAGGATTTCAACTTCGATCAAGACAGAGGTATAAGCACAGTCGATATTGTTACCCGCTCGGTCGAACAGTATTGGGAGAACTGCGGTTCAAACAGCGTTCTTCACGGCGGTAAAACAGATACATCGGGCGGTATGAGCCTTGCTATAACTACCGACTCAGAGCTGTTGCTTGGATTCTTGGGTAACGCGCAGAGGCTTGTCAACAGACATCTTAAATATCTCAGCGGAACTATCAAGTTCCAAATACAGTTCTTGTCAACTACTATCTACAATCGCAAGGATATCGTTGGTATATATAAGGAAGCGGCTACATATGGCGTAACTCCCAGTATGTATTTTGCGGCTCTCGGCTTGACTCCTCTTATGGTGTCTGGGCTTAATCGCATTGAAAACGATATTATTGGCGTTGATAAGCTTAAGCCGCTCCTGAGCTCACACACAACTTCGTCCGAAGAGATAGGGCGTCCCGCAGAGGATGAAAGCGACCTGTCTGATGAGGGCGCAAGGACACGCGATAAGCAGTAGTCCGAAGGAGAATAACAAATGAACTATATTAAGATAGCAGACCCCGCAGTCATTAAGGCTCTTAGTGACGCGGGGTTTAGTTATATTCGGGAAAAAATCAATGACATCGACATAGCGATGTTTGAGGCTACACCCGAGCTGTTGGACATTGTACATAGCAAATTCAGCGATACAAAGTTCATATACAGCAATAAACTACATTTTCAAGGAAGGAGGAAACATGGAAGGAAAAGTGTCTCAAATTCACACCTTTTCAAAAATCACTCCGCTCCAAAAGCTGAATGAGAATTTTACGCTTGCGGAATGTACTGTTTGTGGGTGTGGCAAAAATCGAAACTACTCTTATATCTCACGCGAGACTATCGAGAAAGAGATGTACGGTCTGAACTATCTTCCCATTGTCGCCCATCTTATTGAAAGAGACGACGGTACAGGTGTGTTTATTGGCGGTCATGACTATGCGATAGATGAAAACTGGAATTTTAAGCCGCTGACCCAAGTGGTTGGTTGTGTTGTAAATGACAGTTTTGAGTTCCGCGAGATAGAGGAGTACGGCGAGTCAGTAACCTATCTGGTCTGTAAGTGCATCCTCTATACCGAGCACGTTCCCGAACTTATGTCGGCTATATATTCCGACGACGTATATTTCGGGGAGAGTATGGAGATAGAGGTCAAGCAGTCGAGACCTTTAGCTGAGGACTCCAATTATCAGGAAATACTTGATTTTAACTTCCTGAAACTCTGCCTCCTCGGTATGTCAGACAATCCCGAAGAGCATACCGAGCCCTGCTTTATCTCATCTAAAGTGTACAAACCTGAAGAGTTTGAGCTTGATAATAGCAACTTTGATGATGTAATGCTGAAACTTAAAGAGCAGTGCGCTGACTATTTTGCACTGCGCAAGGAAGGAGGTAACGCTATGGAAGATAAGAAAGAGATGGAGCTTGAGCAGGAGCCTACCGTTGAAGTAGCCCCCGAAGTTGAGCCTGAAGTCCCCACAGAAGAGATCGCTACAACTATGGCGCAGGATATTGCTTCTGGAACTGTTGAACTCGAAGCTTCTGAGGTTGTTGAGCCTGAAAAAGAAGAGTTTTCCATGACCTATCAGCAAAAGCTCGACGCTGTACGAAAAGCGGTCTGTTCGCTCTGCGACGATGCTCATTATTATTGGGCGATGGATTGTGACGGCAATTATGTCTATGTTGAAAAATATTCGTATGAAGATAGCAAAGAAGACCATTTTAAGTGTCCGTACACTCTTGACGAGTCGAACGGCGAAGTGGCTATTAGCGACGAGTGGGTTCATATACAGCCTCGATGGCTGACAGATGAAGAGGCGGCAGCTCTCGATGCTATGAAGCTTGAGGTGGCTGCGCTTCGCGACTTCAAGAAAGATGTTGAGGATAAAGCCCATAAGGCTGAGTGTGACGCTGTTCTTGGAGAGTTCAGCGATCTGAATAGATTTGAGTCGTTCCGCGACCTCAAGGCTAAGGCTTATGAGTTCTCCGCAGACGACCTGCGCAAAGAGTGCTTTGCTATTCGCGGTCAGTATGGCTCCGCAAAAACGGTCAAGGCTGGACTTCTACCCAACACACAAGAGTCTACAAGTTATGTAGATGATTTCTTCAGAACATATTCTCGTAAATAATTTATTTACCCACCGCACAAGGTGGGCTTTATTTTTGTAAAAAGAAAGAGGTTAATACAATGGTACACGCAAAAGTTAGAACTGATAATCTGACTGGCACTGTTTTTGGCGGCGACCTTGTTTCCGTCAAGTATCAGCCCAGTGGCAAAGATACTGAAATTGATAACGGCAACTTCGTTAAGGTTGGCGCACTTATTTCCGGCGAGCGCGAGGTTCATACTGGTAGCACTCCCGCCGCAAATACCGCTCTGTCCGACATCGTTCTTATTGCTTCTCCCGAGGTTGATAAGACCGTTTCCAGCAACACTCTTGGCGAGTTCGAGAACAAGGCTGGTGACATTCTTCGTGGCTATAAGCTTGTCAGAGGCTATTTCTCTGTTACCGCAGAGGCTCTTGATGCTGCTGCCGCTATAGTGGTCGGTGATATCGTCGAGCTTCAGGCTGGCACTAAGGGCAATGTTGTCAAAACCCTTACTGAGGGCTCCACTAAGGTTGGCACTGTCGAGGCTATTGAGGGCGACTGGATCGTCATCAAAATAGCTTAACCAAGAATCAAAGATTACACAGAGGTGAAAAAATAATGGATAACAACATAGTTAAGGTTGCACTTGACGCTATCAAGGGCAAGCAGTACGCACAGTATTCTGCCGCAGAGACATCCGAGACCATCCGTAATGCTCTTATTGAGCTCAACGGTGGCTCTACTAAGCTTAACGCTCGCGACTTCAGACCCGGCAAGCCCGTGTTTGACCTTGTTGAGATTCTTCTTCCCGCAATAATCAATGAGGGTATTGCGAATGACCCGGTTCTTACGAGCCTGTGCGAGTATCGCAATATCGCAGACGGTGACGAGGCTAAGTTCACTACTCATGGTGAGAACGACCTTATCGTCGCTGATGCAGCGGCTGGTATTCAGGGCGTTCGTCGTCAGAGAATCCCCGAGGGCGAGGCTGTTACTATTAAGACTACAGCTAAAGCTATTCGCGTTTATGAGGATCTGAATAGGCTTCTCTCTGGTCGCGTTGATTTCAACGAGTTTGTTGATGCGGTCGGCAAGGCTTTCACAAACCAGATAGCTCTCGACGCCCTTGCTTGCCTCAACAATATCTCTGCTTCGACCGCTGGTCTTAGCGACAAGTATGTTAAGAGCGGTTCGTTTACCACTGCTAACATGGACGAGATTATCGATCATGTCGAGGCGGCTTCGGGCACATCTGCAAAGATTTGCGGCACAAGAGGCGCTCTCAAGAAGGTCGCTGACGCTGTTGTCTCTGACGACGCTAAGAACGACATCTATAACTTCGGTTATTATGGCAAGTATTCGGGTACTCCGATGCTTCGCATGAAACAGGCTCACAAGCCCGGCACAGATGTCTTCGCTCTGTCGAACACTAAGGTGTTTGTCATAGCTGGCGACGACAAGCCGATTAAGATTGTCAACGAGGGTACTGGCATTATGAATGTCAAAGAGGCTACTGATAACGCAGACCTCACTCAGGAGTATGTGTACATACAGCCCGTCGGCGTTGGTCTTGTTCTTAACAGCAAGATTGGCGTTTATGACATCAATGCTTAATCAAATTTAAACTTTTGGGGAGAGTCCGCGTGGCTCTCCCCTTTCTAAGAATAAAAGGAGTGTAAAAGATAATAATGGCACAGCAGAATAAAACAACTACAGGCGCTAAGAAGGGAGCTACTAAGGCTAAAACAACTAATGCAGAAAATCAGACGAAAGTAAATGAGACGATTGAAACTGCTCCCGTTGCGCCAAAGAGATCCTCAAGAATAGATGACTCCGCCCTCGTATATGTAAAGTCGAACACCTTTGGCGGTCTTACCTTTGTGGATAAAAGAAGTGGTGAAACCATCGATTGGGGGTTCTGTGGCGACATACAGCCTGTCTCGATGAGTCTGCTTCGCTCGATAAAGGCGTCGGCGGCAATATTCTTCACCGAGAACAAGATACTTGTCGATTCGGTTGACGACGGCGAGCATACGCCCGAGGATGTGTATAACGCTCTTGCGGTCGGCAGATATTACAAGGATATTATCGATCCCGATGATTTCCAGAAGGTCTGTGGTTGGAGCGTAAAAGATATCGAAACAAAGGTCCCTCTTCTCACCACCACAGCAAGAGAAAACCTTGTTGTTGCGCTCAACACATTTATTGAGGATGGAACTCTCGATTCTCTTAAGAAGATTAGAGCTTTCGAGGAGGCTCTCGGTTGTGATCTGATGAAGTCCGAGAGGTGATTTAATGGCAACACCGTTTTCGGAGATTTACGAACGAGCTGTTCTGAAGTTCTCTGATTATGATTTCTTGAAGCTATCGGAATCCGAGCGCGAGTATATACTTGAAAAATATCTCATGAGTGCTCAAGCGGACTTCGAGAAGATGTGCCGCATAGATCTTTCTCAGATAGATACCGATTATAAAGAATATAAGGTTGACTTGGATAACGAAGTAATCGAGATTCTTGCTCTCGGTATCGCATATTACTGGGTCAGTTCTAAGGTTCTGGATAGCACAAACTTAAGCAATTCCTTGTCTGTCAAGGATTATTCATTCTTCTCTCCTGCCAATCTCTTAAGAGAGATGACGGAATTTAGGAACTCCCTTTATAAGGAATATCGCCGCAAAATGACTGAGTATACCTATTATGCTGGTAATATCGCCTCACTGAAAGCGTAGGTGATTATTATAAAGCTTAAAACTTTTGTTAATCGTTTTACGGGACACGTTTATAAAATTATTCCTTTAAAAGAATATGATGTGCTTGGCATAGGAGAGGACATACATTTATCGGAATACATAAATAGCGTCACCATAGAAGCCACGGGAGCTTTGACGACTTTTGATAAACTTGCAGATAATATGGACTTTATTACCGTTGTGAATATTTTAAATTATCTCAACGAAAATGAGGTTTCAGAAGAGGTCTGCAAGCGTGAGGTGTTCAAGGCTTTAGCTCTTCTTAACAAGATTGGTGGTGGGCGCAATGCTTGATTGGTCTCACTACAATGCGCGTCTCGGCATAAATGGCGTATCAGACCGAGATAGAATCATTCAAAAGGCTAAAGACAACTTTCAAGTTAAGGTTATAAGTAATCCGGGATATCAGCCGAACGCGACTCGTAACGAAGTCCCGCAGCGCTTCTTGGTTGACCGGACTGAGGTGGCTTACAAAATAAAAGTTATCGCTTTCCCCGACGAGAATCTTTATGTCGGGGATATCCTTGAAATTATGGATGAACACTTCATCGTTGTTGAAACGAGAGTGGTAAATGAGATCCATATAACAGGGACGGCGTGGCTGTGCAACCATCTGTTCAGATTCCAAAACGGCACTTCGGATATTATCGAGCGTTGGGGTGTTTTGGATTCGGGCGTTTATTCGACAACGCTTAAGGGTAACAACACGGTTCAGTCGTTACACAAGCAGTTCAAGGTGTATCTCCCCTACGACGAAGACACAGCCAAGCTCTATATAGATAAGCGCATAGCCGGTGGTGTTAACTACGACGCTAACGGCGACGAAATTCTCACTTGCTACATTTATACGGGAGAAGACCCGATAAGCCGAAGTTACGGCAAAAACGGACATCTTCTTATTATGAATGTCGAAAGTGTTGAGTACGACGCTTCGAGAGACAACGCTAAAGAGCGCATATGTGATTACATCGCTCCAAGCGAGCCGTCTACTGCCGGTACTCTTTGTAAGATTGCCGGACGCGATACACTCCGAATTGGAGCGCATAGAACATATCTTGCGCAGTTCTTTAAGGACTCAGGCGGAGTTGATGAAGAGGCTGTTCCGTCGTGGTCTGTGACTGGGGTTGCATACGGCATACAGTATTCCGTTAAAGATGGCGCATTAATTATTTCCGTTGACGCTAATGATGCTCTCATTGGCACAAAGCTGACTGTTGAACTGAATGATGGCGGAGAACGCTCCGCTTATAAGAAAGTCGAGGTGACTGGCTAATGGCAGGATATACACACCTCGATGAAATTATAGACTATAACAATCTCGTTATCAGCAAAATTTTGGAGTCATCAGAGGTTATGAAGCTCGTCTCGAACGGCAGATATGCCCCTGATGATGACGATGCTGAAAAGTGGGAAGACCACATTAACGACCACGGTTGGATAGACGAGAGCGTTCAAGAGGCTGGTGCTTATGTGCTTGTTGACACAGAGGTCACTAAGGCTCCGAGTGGAAGCATAAAGAGAATGACGCTCCTCGTAGAAGTCGTCTGCAACAAATCCTTTATGAAGCTCGACAGCGATAGATTTCCGGGCGTTAAGGGAAATAGGCGTGATAACATATGCCGTCAAATAGACTTGCTGATAAACGGCAGTTCAGAGTTTGGAATAGGCAGGTTACAACTTAGTTCAGCGACGCTCGCGGCTGCACCCGAAGGCTTTACTGCTCGTCTTCTGACATATACTGTACCCGATTATGCACGAGATAGAGCGAGGGTAACTAAATGAAGCTGACCCAGTGGGACTCGATTACCGGCAGTTCTATCGCCGTCGGCAATGTGTGTCATGTACGACAGCCACGATTGTCAGAGGTTCGTCAGCTTGGTTACGACAAGTTCTTCGGATATGTGAGTGTAATCATGTTCGACCCGAGCGAGCTTGACGGGCAAATACCTATGCTTATACCCGACCTTTCAACCTTTTACATCTTAATAACCTACCCGATGTTAAGAGAGACCTTTTTCGAGGCACTCTCTTTTTTTATTGAAGAAAAGGTTGTCTTTGATGACAAAAGCTTGTGTTTTAAGGTCTATAGGGATAAGCAAGTGGTCGGCGAAATCAACAACGGAAATTTCGGAGATATACAAAGTTTAATTGCTCAAATAATTGGTGTGGAGAAAGAGAGTAAGAGCGAATTAAAGTTCTCAAACAAAAAAGCTAAAGCCATTTACGAAAGATGTAAGGCGCGGAAGAAAGAGTTCGATAAGGCTAAGAAAAAAGAACAGCCGTCCAACGACTACACACTTCCGAACATTATATCCGCCGTATGCGCAAAGCATCCCTCTTTAAGCCTACTGAATATCTGGGATTTAACTATATTACAACTTTACGACCAGTTCAGGCGTCTCAACGTCATTACTTATGAATCGGTCGAAGGACTGCGCTGGGCTGCATGGGGAAAGGACTCCATAGAGCTTTCGGCGTGGTTCAAGGATTTAACAAATAAATAAGAGAGGTTTAATATGAACAACAATACTACTTTTGCTAACAGAGAAGTATGTGACCTTATATTCGTTGAATATAAGAGCAGGAAGCCTTTCCTCAATCTCGACTTTGCTAATACGACAACGACCGAGATGAGCGGTGAGGCTGTTTATGCCTACGGTGGTAAGGGACACCCGAAGAGAGTTACATTCCACGGCGAGCGCGGCGGCACAATAGCGTTCGAGACTCAGATGAAGACAGCTAAGCTCTATTCTCTGATTACTGGCGCGAGCATTGATACAGCCGCTAAGTTCCTTAAGCGTGAAGTCGTTAAGTGTGGAACTGCGGGCAAGCTGACCGTTTCCGGCACTCCTGTCGTCGGCACTGTCAATGTCTTTAAGGCAGACGATGACTGCGGTACAGAGCTTACTGCTACGGCGACCGCAAGCAGTAAGGAGATTACCGTTACTGATGCAACGGCTAACGATAGCTATATTGTCTATTACATGACTGAGCTTACCGAGAAGGTGCGCAAGATAAACATCAAGTCCACGACTTTCCCGAGAGCGTTCAGTGTTTATGGTGATACTTACGACAAGACCGAGAACGACGAGATTGTTCCTTACAGAATGGTTGCGTACAAGTGCTCTCCCCAGACCAACTTCTCTCTGTCGTGTGCTAACAGCGGCGACCCCGCTACTATCACTATCACCTGCGACCTTATGGCAGACAGTGACGACAACATTCTTGACCTTATTTGGCAGGATGAGGAGGAGTAATCAATATGGATAATGAAAACGTTGTAGAGGTTGTAGAAGTCGCTGACAAGGAAACTCCAAAGCGCAAGTCAAAGGCTCTGCTCCGCAAGAGGAAGTGTCAGGTCGTTTCTTACAATAAATATAGCGGAATCATAGTCTATGTTGATGCAAAGGGCGAGCTCGTGCAGACGAACGCCATCAAGTACGACGGAAGCGGGTATGTAACCGTATGAGAATTTTGGCGTTAGACCAAGCCAGTATTATTACCGGCTACGCCATATTCGACGACGGCGATCTCGTCAGCTTTGGTAAACTCACGGCTGACAAGTCCGTTTCGCCAGAGGATAGATTTGAGGAGATGTGTCGAAAGATACATCTCCTCTTTTTGAAGTCTAAGGCTGATATAATTATTTTTGAAGATGTCTCACTGAGGACGTCTATTAAGACGCTAATCACATTAAGCAGACTTCAGGGCGCTATTATGGATATGTCATATTGGCATAATACAGCGTTCAAAATCTATGCCCCGACACAATGGCGTAAGGTGTTGGGCTTTAATCAGGGCAACAAGGTTAACCGAGAAGCCCTTAAGATACAAGCAATAGACTATGTTTTAAAATGCTATGGAATAACCGCTAAAGATGATATCGCTGAAGCTATTTGTATAGGTCTTGCCTATCTGCGCGACAGCGGTGTTATCGAGGAGATAAAGGAGAAAAAGAAATAATGCTGAAATATAAAGCTGAAGTTGATAATAAAGAGATAGAGATGGAAATCCGTGACAAACTGACCTATTCTGATGTTGAGACGATAATCAGTACAGCCCTTGAGTTCTGCTATGACGACAACGGCGGTCTTATCGCTCACTTTGCTGAGTTCGTGCTTGAGACCTTTCTTGTCTTACAGGTTTCAAATGCCAAAGAACTTGGTCTCAGCAACAGCGTTGAGTCGATGTGGAAGCTTATTAATGAAAATGATATTATAGAATTTATCGTTAAGAGCGTTAGATATGTCAACTATAGCGCAATGAAAAAGGCTTTTTTCGCTGCATATAACGAGAAGCTTAGAGTGGCATATGACCCGTGGTCTTCTGCGGCAAAGTCCCTCGCTGAACTTCTTAACACCATAAACGCCAATCAGTCTTCGCTGTCTAAAGTTGATCTCGAAAAACTTATGCAGCTGAGCGAGGTTATTGCTAATAAAGATGAAGGCAAGATAGTTGACGGGATTCTCGACTTCCACGAGAAGAAGAAGAAATAATAAGTAAGGAGTTGGTTGTGTGAAGAGGTTCACTACTCCCACTATACCTATTAAGTTTAATATAAGCCACTCTGATATCGAGCACATAGACTTCTTGTTTAAGCTCGATAAAGACATGAATAGTCAGACTCTCTTCACGCGAAAGTACCCGGATAATGTTGGTTATGACGAAGAGTCTGATTTATACACAATTGAGCTGACGGCAGAAGAGTCCGGTCGTCTGCCTGAAGGTATTATCTTTATGGACACACGAGTTGTTATGGCTGACGAAAAAATCCCCGCAACACCCATAGTCGAGCTTCGCGTTTCGCCGACATTGTTCAATTCCGCAGATAAGTGCGAGTAACGGAGGCTGAAATGTTTGATGTAGTTTATATCAGAGTTATCAGTGAACCTGTTGTAGTGGTACGAGCCGCAACAGAACCCGTGTGTGTTATTTATGGTGATGCTAAGTGATTTCTGAAGAATATATTATACAAAAACTTCAACAGTTTATCTCAAGCAAAAACGGCGAAAGAGTAGTTAAAGAAAAATACCCCGACTACAAGAATCAGCTGACCGAGCTTGCTAAGGAGCTGCGCGACAAGATTGTTAATGCGTATAATCAGGCGACCTCAGTTTATGCTCGCAAAATGGGCGTAGGTAAAATTCACGTCGGTATATCAAAGATTGATAAACGCTCGGGTGAATGGGTCGTTGATGTTGTGTTTCCGGGTGATTTGTTAAAACGAGATTCGCTGACTGGGGCTGGTGGTGTTCCTACTGGAAGTGGTGTATACGACATATTCGGGCTGATAACTCAGGGTTATCCGAAGATTCACTCTGTGGTCGGTGTTTGGGAAGGGCGAAATAGCGGATTGCCTATCAGCAACAAAAGGGTTCGTTCCCCGAACTCATTTATTTCCGATACAATCAATGACTTTGAGATGCAACATCCGGGCGTAAAAGTAGACTATCCCCGCTTGTGGGGCGGTATGGATAGCGGAATATTGTAAAGGTAGCCGCGCTCGTTTGAACGCGGCTATTTATATAGGGAGGCATTTATGTCCGATAACAAAAACGTAATTGAGTTAAAATTTGGCGTATCTGGTGGCGGCAAAATAAGCGGCGAATCCGGACGGCAGATACTGCAAGACATCCAGAGTATAGCCAAAGAGATTAATGAAAGCGGAGTCACGAAACTCAAGTTCTCTCTTGATACAGATAGTATAAAGAAAGAGGTTCAGTCCACTAATAAGAAAATCACCAAGTCAATAACCCAAGACTCCGGCAAGTTTTTACGAGCTTATAACCAACTCTACAAGTACATGGACAAATATGGCGATAAGCTTGAAAAATCTGGTCTTATGGGTGGTTTCAAGGGGCTCCAAAGCGCCTTGGACAGCGGAAATATAACCGCAAAAGAGTTTCAGGAGACATTCAACAATTTAAAACTCGATGCTATTAAAGCTGGCGTCGAAACAACAAATGTTTTCGATAAGCTTAACAGCGTGTTAAAGACAAATATTAAGCAGAGGGCAGTAACTGCTATCGCTGGTTTTTCGGTGCAACAACTTAAAGAGGTCTACGATAATGTTGTTAAGCTTGACTCGGCTGTTGTCAACCTTTCTATGGTTACAGGTTACAACCGTGATCGTACTAAAGAGCTCGTGGCGAGTTATTCTGAAATGGCTCAGGAGCTTGGTGCTGTCACTTCCGAAGTAGCCGCTGCTGCCGACGATTGGCTTAGACAGGGTTATTCTCTTGAAGATACAAACGAGCTAATAAAGACCAGTACCGTTCTTTCCAAGATAGGTCTGATTGATTCGGCGGAGGCGACTCAGTATCTTACCTCGGCGATTAAGGGCTATAAGGTTGAGATCAATGACGCGATGTCTATAGCAGATAAGCTGTCTGCTGTCGATATGGCTGCCGCCGTCAGCGTTGGTGGTCTTGCTGAAGGTATGAGTAAGACTGCAAACTCGGCGCGTCTTGCCGGTGTTGAAATGGACACGCTTCTGGGCTACCTTGCCGCTGTTGGCGAAGTTACTCAGCAAGACATGGCATCTATCGGTAATGCGTTTAAGACCATGTTCGCTCGTTACTCAAATGTTAAGCTTAATAAGCTTGTTGATGACGACGGCGAGTCGCTAAACGATTACGAGCGCATATTGACAAGAGTTGGCATACGTCTTCGTGATAACTTAGGTGAATTCAGAGACTTCACAGATGTCCTTGATGACGTACAGGCTAAGTGGTCGTCTTTGACTGAGGTCGAGCAGAGTGCCATTGCGACTGCGCTTGGTGCTACGAGACAGAAAGAAAACGTCCTTACCCTTATGGAGAACTATGGTAAGGCTATGGAGTATGCGGGTATAAGTGCTGATTCCGCCGGAACGGCTATGGAGAAGTACGATGCTTACTCGCAGGGTATTGAGGCAAATATCGCAAGAGCAAAGGCTTCTTTTGAGTCTTTGTCTACAAATCTTCTTAACAGTGATGCCGTTGTTACTTTTGTAAAGTTGGCAAACGGCGCACTCCAATTCGCGGATGCACTCGCCAAGTGCAAACTGTTGCTTCCTGCAATAGTCGGCGTTGTTACATCCATCAAAAACGTGGGCTTATCAATTATCGGAGGAATATACCCACGAAACGCTCTGGCGGCGACGCTGAACGAGTCATTGCTTGACAATGACAAGAGAGTGTTAAGAAAAACGACTGATACTGGTGCGTGTAAGAAGCGCATTGCTGCTTGATAATGTGGCACGGGGTAATCCGTATGCAAGGCTACCAACCCATAGTAGTAATATTATGGCGGCGACCGTGAAAGCGAGTCGGTACGGTAATAAGGCTGAGATAGGAAAGTCCGCAGCAAAGCTCGTTGTAAAAGCAACGAGAATGTTCACAGAGCACAATGGTCGGTTGGTTTACGGATCAACATGGTGTGCTCGACTCCGGGGATGAGCGAACAATCCCTTATATTATCAACGGATAACCTGTTCGTTGTTCGCAGTAGGTCGGTACGCGCTGCCGTTGGGGATAGGCGCAAAAATGATTGAATTTTGTTGTTTATAGCACCTAAGAGCAATGCAAATGAGTTTTAATTGTCAATAAATATCGTCAATTAAGCGCGTAATTTCTGCAATTAAATTTTTTTCGAGTTTAATATTGACTTTATTGTGAAGAAAATAGTAAAATAATGTCGATAAACTACGGGAGGGATATTATGGGGCTTTTAGGTGAAATAAGTGCTGGTGTAAACATTTTCGAAAAAATTCTTAATTTATTTAAAAAATGTCTTAAAAAGTATGATAAAAATAGGAGTGAAAACTTCTATTACAAAGAGTTTGACAAAAAGCTCTTTATTGACAAAGATGGGAATGGAGTATTAATCTCTTCTTTTGTCTTAAAAGTATTTAACCCGCAGGAAACAAAGTACATCGTCAGAGATCTGGATATTCATGACGGCAAAAAAAGCGCCAGATTTGACAGCCTTGATAAAATGCAAAAAACTTCTAAAACTGATATTTTTAATCAGGTCGGTTTTTGGTTTTTCTCGCCTCAAGGTATAGTTACCGATGTTGAAGAATATTATGACGATATGGAGCAATCCAGAAAAGACGATCCTCAATTTATATCATTTAAGTTGAATCTCAATACCTCCAAGATGAAATCCGGCGGCGTATATAATTTTTCTTATGCGTTTAGCATTCCGGGAATGTTTTCAATTCTTGACGGAAGGTTTGATAATACGAATTGGTCAAGAACTGAACATCCGGGGTTTAAGTCTCTTGTCTCTGCTCGAAACTTCGGAGACCGCTTAAGGTTTGCTATATATTTTTCAAATTATATAGAATTTAGGGAGTCTCCTTATGTTTATAAAAAAGAATCCAGAATAATACCCGCAAAAGAAAAGTCAAAAAAGAGCAAAGGCGATTCTCGCTGTATCAGTGAGAGCGGTATTTTTTACACAAAATATTGGTTTGAAGTAGAGGAACCGCAAAAATATAACTGCATAGGTATAAAATGGGATGTAAAGGATAGACATTAACATTCGACTACTAAGCAGGTTAGGGGGTGGTAAAAATGGATAAAGAAGGCGGAATGTAACACATAGTTAAATATCCGTTATTATTTAAATCTACACCCAAATATTCCACAAGATCAAGCCAACTCCTCAGTGTTAAACGACAAACATAACGTCTATGGTGCTGAGGAGTTGGCTTATAAACAATAAAATAACAAAAGGGAGTGCTGTAACACTCCCTTAAGGCACCATTTAGCGCTGGCGGACACGCACTTTGACCTGAGTCTTAGTCGTGACTCTTATTTTGGTCGTAACCTTTACTCTTGCCATACGCCTTCACCCCTTTCCCGACAGAAACCTGTCGAGTTGTCAAACAGGAACTGCTATCGGTTGGGATTATGTGCTTTGTTATTTTATTACTTTTTGCAAATTTTGTCAACACCCCAGTAGTGCATCCAGACGGTTGCTATAGTATCAACTTTATAAGTGAGAATTTACATTCTCGAATTAGTAAGTCGTCTACTCACTATAGACGGCTTACTTTTTCTCTATATGTTCGTATACGTATATCATAAACATAATTATTGTTGTAATAGAGGTGAAAAAGATTGTTCGAGAAGCTTAGGGGCGGTATTTTAAGCGCTCTTTTTGTTCACAACAAGAACAAAAATCTTATAGAATCAGCAAACACCAAAGTTAGGGCTAATGTTCCTAATTCAGGAAGTCTTATTTCTACAGCAAATCTGCGTGGCTTATCCTTTTGTGAAAGAGACAATAATAAACAGGGGAAGCAAGAGGACACGACTGGCTAAAATTTATTATTTTTTGAGTTGACATTTTCGATCCTTTTATGTATACTATTAATAGAGGTTACGAATCCTACCAAAATCGTATTAATAGAGGTTACGAATCCTACCAAAATCGTATTAATAGAGGTTACGAATCCTACCAAAATCGTATTAATGGTCGCATTTAAAATGTGGCCATTTTTTATAGGAGCGAAAATGCAAAATTGGGTAATTATTAGCGAGGATTATTTGAACTACCTTCGAGGATTTGAGCCCAGAATCCCACACTCAAATTATGGCGAGACTAAATTCAAGCCGTTCTTCGGTACTCTCTTTGAGATGGATGAGCTGGTGTATGTTACACAGGTATCTCACCCCAAGTCTCGTCATCATAGTATGCGCGACGCCTTAGATTTTCAAAAAATTTACCTCCCGGGCGGCTCTTCAGGAGCTCCGGATCGGTTGATTGCTGTTGTTAACTTAAACTATATGTTCCCCTTGCCAAAAACGATGCTTAAAACTTTAGATTATGGCGATATCGACCAGTATCGAACATTTCCATCCTCTGCCGAAAAAGGAAAATACATAGACTTATTGAAGAAAGAGATATCTAAGATTAACGAATTAGGTATTGAGAAAAAGGCTTTTCGGCTTTATCAATTAAAGCTTAATTACCCGAATGATAAAGTTTCGTGTCGGTGCGTCGATTTCAAATTTCTCGAAAGCAAATCCCGTGAATATAACTCAAACACATAATTAAAAAAATATAGCCGCCAGTATCATTAATTAGTTCGTCAATATTGCTGGCGGCTATTATAGTTCTCGCCATCAAATGCTAATTACCAAGTACACCCGCAGTCCTTGCACTTAAAGCTCTTATTTATCTTATTAGAAAAGATGCCGAAGAATCCCACAGATACTGCACGGTCAACGACGTCGAGTTTTTTGATGTTAGTTGACCCACAGGTGGGACAGTGGGGAAGGTCTTCATTTCTGAGCTTCTCCATAAGCTGTCTGTTCTGCTCCTTAAACTCGGGCGTTTGCTTCATCTCTTCAATTTCTTTGTCTTCCATATAGGCGGTCTTTATAGACAACTCCTCGTTGTAGAGTGGATTTTTGTCTATATCCAGCACCATTAGTTTTATCAAATGAAGATTTTCAGCTAACGGTTTATCCATTATAGGATTGCTGCTAACTATCATATTTTTTCTCAGTTCAAGCTCTTCTGTCATAAACATACGCGATGTATATTGCTCTGGCAGTTTTACAAGTCCGTCTTTAAATCCGCAAAATCTACAAACGTTAATACGAAAGTCTTTTATATCTCCCACTCTGTTATCTTTAAGAATGTGTCCACATTGTGGGCAGTATGCCAACATATTACTCATTAACATCAGTCTCCTTCTTATTATATATTGGGTAAATCCCCTACTTGATATATGATTAACGATATTCACTACCAGTGGAGCTGGTAACAAACTTGGCAATTTGTCCATATTCGGGGCGTCGTTCAGTGAGATAAAAAAGACTTATGATTCTTTCTCTGTCCTAAACCGCTCTACTGCACTTAGAGCTGGTGAAGATTTTGCATCCGGGTTTAAGGTTGCGAAAGCTAAAGTAAAAGATTTCGGAGACGCTGCCGTAAAGACAATGAAGCAAGTCCGCGAGTCGTCAAAGAAGAGCAGTGAATCGGCTCTGGCGGCAATTTTTGAATCTATAAATGAGGATTCTGACTCGGGTAAAAGAAATAAAGATTTTATCTCTCGGTGGGGAAAAGCCGACTCAGATGATCGCATCCAACTCTTAGAAACCGCCGACAAATCCATGAAGGACTATCTTAAAACGGTTGATGAGAGTGGACCCACATGGGATGGTTTCGTAAAACATCAGAAGAATGCCGCCGCCCAAATAGAGGCTACCGGTGTTAAGTCAAAGCTCGCCGCCGTCGGTCTTAATATCTTCAAAGCCGCCGCAGGTATGCTTGTCACTGTTATCGCTCAGTTTGCTATTCAGAAACTGATTGAGGGGCTTGACTATCTTATCCATATGCAGGATAAGCTTGATGAAAAAGCTGAAGCGTCTCGCACTCAATACAAGGAAACAACTGAAGAGTTGAACAATCAGGAAGAGGCATTAAAGAAAGTAAAGGATCGCCTCGTCGAGCTTGAAGCGATAAAGAATCCGTCGTTGGCGGATAAGGCTGAGACTGAAGAGCTTAAAAAACAAAACGAAGAGCTGTCGCTTCAGATTGAGTATTATAAGAAAAAGCAAGAAATCGACGAAAAGCAAGCGCGTGAGGACGACGAAAAGGCGTGGGGCTGGTATACTCATTATAAAGACGAAAACAGCGCACGGCGAACTTATTTTAAATCTGAATACAGCCTTTTTGGCGAGTCAAGCTATGATAAAGATTTAGCGACCCTGAAGCAGCTCAATAAGGCAAAAGAGGAATACAACAACCTCTATAAACAAGGTTATGATTTAGAGACACTCTCTTCGGAGAAAACACGTCTTGAGAAAGAAATCGCAGATCTTGAAGCCTCTCTTTCAAAATCTGTTACAAAGGTCGAAAAATATCAAAATCCTGAAGCGATTGAGTTTGCTGAAAAAATGAAGTTTGCGCTTCTCGATGCAGACCAAAAGGCTGAGGCTCTTCATACAAAGCTCTCAAGTATTGCCGTTAACGACAGTGCAGTATCTGAACTTGAGCGAGTCGCTCGCTATGTGGGTGACGACAAGAGCTCAAAGAGCATGGAAGACTTTGAAAAGGCTTTGCATAAAGCTATCCCGGATAAAGAAGAGTACGATGCTTTTGTTGAATTTGCGGGTGGTATAGATGCCCTTGCCGCAAGCTTTGGCAACTCCACGGCGGCTACTGATGAATACGCTCAAACCGTTAGTGAGATGCAAGACCTTGCAGACCTCAGTAAAATTTTCGATAACTGGGAGGACGCCTCCGATGAAGCAAAAGAGTCTATAAATAAGTTCTTATCTCTCACGGGCGATGAGTTCCGCTCTCAGTTTGAAGATAAATTTGGTGGTCTTTCAGATGAAGTACAGGACTTCCTGTCTTCGGTTTTCCAGATTGACGGTATAGACTCTTCTCAAATTTTTGAGTTCTTTGGTTCAATTGGTGAGATAGCCCAAGAGTTCGTTAATGAAAGCGAGAGAGTTTCGGAAAGCTATTCAAAAGCAGCCGATAACTTGTCAACCTCTTTTGGTAAGAGTTTGGACGGCGTGTCGGGCAACATAGACTCAGCTAAAGAGTTGTCTACCGCCATGACTGCGGTTAAAGCCACTTACGATGATTTAACTGCGGCTATGGAAGAACAAAACAATACGGGCGAAATATCGCTACAAACATATCTGTCTCTTATTGAAAAGAACTCTAAATATGCAGAGGTTTTGGAAATTGATGAGACTGGCGCGATACACTTAGCTACTGATGCTCGCAAAAAAATGGTTATGACACAAATCCAAGCCATTCAAACGAGTATTCAAGAAGAGATAAATTTAAAGCAAAGCCAGTTAGCGATGTACAAATTCAGAGGCACATTAGCGGTTTTGTCTCAGGCTATATTCGATGACGCGATAAAACCGAGCATTAAATTTGCCGCCGTACTTAATGTCCTTAAGCAAGCTCTCGCTCAAATAAAAGCCGGTAAGTTCACTACTATGAACTTCTCTAATATGTTTGAGTCAGAGGTCAACAAAATGTTGGCACAGGCTGGCAAGAGCTCTTCCGATTATAATAACAAATACGCTGATAACGTAAAGAATCTTCAGTCGGAGATAAGTCAGCTCGAAAAATACAAGGCAAATGTCGGACGTATTCAAAACGTTGGTGATTTTAACACCTACTACAGCGGTGGGTCTTCTAAATCTAAGTCCTCGTCTTCCTCATCTTCTTCCTCTTCATCTTCCAGCGACCCACGCCTTAAAGCGTGGAACGAGATGTTGGCTGTTAAGAAGCACCAGCTCGAAATGGATCAGATTACCGAAGAGCAATACTACGCTTGGCTTGAGGCTAACTACAAAAAGCAACTCAACAACCAAAAGAAGTATGCTGAAGAGTGGCGTAAATACGAAGAGGAAATCTACAAGTGGAAGAAGCAGAAACGCCTCGACGACTGGAATGAAGCTGTTGACCTCAAGAAGCATGAGCTCGAAATGGGTAAAATCGATGAGGGCGAGTATTACACATGGCTCGCGGCGAACTACAAGAAATACCTCAACGACAAGACCAAATACGCCGAAGAGTGGCGTGAAAATGAAGAGGCTATCCACAAGTTTGAGGAGCAACAGGCTAAGGACTCACAGGACGCCCTTGAAGACCTTATCGACCTTCGCATTGATATGCTCAAGCAGGAGAAGAACAACGAGAAAGATGTTCTCAAAGAGCGTCAAGATAATGTGAAAGATTTCTACGACAAACAGCGCGACCTTCTCAAGGAGCACTACGACCAAATAGACAAAGAGGAAGAGCGCCGCGAGAAGCGTAAGAAGGTTACAGATATACAGGCGGAATTGCTTGAACTCGAAGCAGACGACTCCGTTGAAGCGCAAAAGCGCCGTCTCGAACTTGAAGAGAGTCTCTCCGACGCTAAGAAAGACTTAAACGACTTTGAGCGCGATGAGGAACTCGACAAGGCTGAAAAGATGTACGACGACCTCGAAGAGATGCAGACGCAGTATTACGAGAAGCAAATAGAAGCTATCGAGGACTACCTTGACAACGCCTATGAGCTTCGTCGGCAAGCCATCGAAGACTTGCAGAACGGTAATGCTCAACTGTATCAGGAGATGATTGAGTACAACCGGGCTTACGGATCGACCATCGATGCGGATGTCACTACCAAGTGGGAAGCCGCATACGAGGCTCTCAACCGTTACAATAGTCTACTCGACGACAACTACGGCATGAAGCTCGACAATATGACGGGCTACAACAAGGGTAAGTATGAGACCGTCGCCGAGCGTGAAGCTCGCGAGAGGGCAACCCAGAGAACGAGTGCAAAAGATGCGGCGCAAACCATCGCTAAAAATGCGGGCAAGTCCAGCGGTTCTTCTAATACAAGTCGGAAGTCTGGACCCAACCGTGGCGATAAGGTGACTATCAAGAAGTCGGCAACGCACTTCTCTTCTCAAAGCGGCAACGCAAAAATGGCATCTCATGTCCCCGGAGGTAAGTATACCGTTTATCAGGTTAAGGGCAACCAAGTCCTCATAGGCGTTAACGGCGCGTATACCGGTTGGGTGTGGAAGTCTGATATTCAAGGTTATGCCACGGGTACTCCCTATGCCAAAGGCGGTATAGCCAACATTGACGAAAAGGGTCTTGAGCTTATACTCGGCTCCCCCGACAAGGGTCGCTACAAGTTCCTCAATGACGGCGACAAGGTGTTCAACGCCAAGGCAAGTGAGTTTCTTTACAAGTGGGCTAATCAGCCCGGAGAGGTGCTCAGCTCAATGATTAAGTCTCTGTCTGCTGCGTCGTCCGTGTCTATAGCGTCTCCGTGTAATATTACAGTCGGCGACGTTGTTATTAATGGATCGGCTGACGAGAAGACGGTTGGCGAGCTGCGTAGAGCTCACAAGCAAATCGTTACAGATATTCTTAATGAGTTTAAGAAAATGAAAAAATAGCCTTAGAAAAGGTATGTAAATGCAAGTTGGTTATTGTAGTTTTTGAGCTTTGTCTCGTAGGCGCTTACCGTGCTTTCTAATGTCGAGAATGAACAATCGGGAGATAATGCAAAATTGTAGTAGTTAAACGCTTCAGAGTAATACAGTTGCAGTGTTTTTCTCTCCGTATAATCGTCATAGTCTTTTGTCATTGATGAAATGTTTTTCTGGGCGGATTTCAGCGCATCGTCTATATCGTCGAACCAACCATTGGCTTTATAAACTTCTATCGTGGTTCTGACGGGGCCACTGTTTATTTGGAGAATCATATATCTATTATTGTCATCTCCGGGTTCGCGCTCCAACCATATAAGCACATTATCTATGGCGTTGGTAACATCATCTGGATCTAATCCAGTTGCGGCGCAAAAACGCGGCAGACACTCTTCATAACTATCGTACTTATCCGACTCATATAGTCCCCAGTACCATGCATCATATATTGTGTCGGTTATTTTTGAAGTTGTTTGCCAAGCTGCATTTATATCGAGAAATGCACTGTTCCCAGCGCTAAACTGTCTATCCCTTTCCTTGTCGCTGGTGGTATTGTTTGCTTTTCCACCGACAGCGGACGAGTTTTGTTTTACAGTCTTGTCTTGGGCAGAGGGCTTCTGCACCGTCTCTTTATTTTTGGGTGTTGTCGCCGGGGATGAGTCTTTGTTGACTCCTCCTTGTTCAGATACCGACACGCCGTCTGCGCTTGCGTTTGTGGTTTCCGCCTGTCCGTCTTTGGGGGCGGAGCAAGCCGAGAGCGCTAAAACTAAGACAATGCTTAAAAGAGTTAATATGCACCTTTTCATTGATATTCCTCCATATTGAACACTGCAAATGTAATAATAGAAATAATTCTCTATAAGCCGATTATAGCACAAAGTAAAATATTGTCAACGCCCCTTTAAAAATTTTTTGAGGGGCGTTGGCTATGTTGGAAGGAGTAAGAATGGATTTAAAAAAATGTCAGAGAGCGTTCGTTGACCTTAGCAAAACATAATCGGAGAAATTTGGTAAACCAAGCCCGAGCTTTTAGTTGCAAAGCAACTATCCTTTATGATATAATAATCACGAAAGGGGTGTTGTAATGGAAAGAGCTATAGATGTAGCACAGTATATCTATGAAGAATACAAAAGAGTTGCCCACGAAACCATCGATAACCTTAAATTACAAAAGCTCCTGTATTTTGCACAGAGGGAATCCATAGCTATCATTAACGCCCCGTTATTTAACGACACGCTTGAGGGGTGGCGTTATGGCCCTGTGTGTAGGGATGTTTGGGGTGCGTTTTCTCCCTGCGGCGTGTCCGGCGGAAACAGTGATATATCGCACGAAGCAAAGTATATTATTAACAACATCGTTCAGGAGTACGGCGCGTTAGAGTCTTGGAAGCTAAGCGAGTTGTCCCATAACGAAACTTCTTGGAAAAATGCCCGCCGTGGGCTTGAGGGTGTTGAAAACGGCGACGCTCCATTAAAACTTTCCGATATACGAGAGGACGCCCGAAAGGTTCGTCCATACGACCACATATGGGATATGTACTACGATGAATTTGAGGATGCGTAAGAATAATGATTGGGTGGATTTGCTCTTCTACAACTCCATATTATGATATAAGAAACGGCTGTAACGCCTTCAAGCAAAGACCCGTTTTGATTATTGGCGGATTACTTAACAACGACTATACAGTCCTGCCGATATCTACGGTGTCTAAACGAGAAAATTTGCACCCGCTTTATGACATAGAGATAAATCCACTGTATTATCCAAGATTAAATTTAAACAAGGTGTCATTCGTGCGCGTTCACAAACAAACCACCGTGCATAGATCAGCTGTTATATATCAAATTAGCGATTTGAGAAATGAATATCCCAACCTTTATTGGAATATCTTAGAAATGCTTTCGAGGTATAATAAAGCGTTAGAGGATAACGCAAAATAATAAACAAAACAATAAAACCACACGCAAAAGAAGTAAACTGCGTGTGGTTTTTACTATTTAGAAAGGGGCGAATCGATATTTATCTGTTAGGAAATAGGTTTGTCTATGACGGAATCAATTCGTCGCGTTATAATCTTTCAATTCTGCGTATTGATACAGAGGGGCTTACTTCGGCGGAGGGTTCTGTGGAATACTCGTCGTCGTTCTTTCCTGCGCAGAATAAAAGATATATTACAGGAGTCTCCCGCGAGAGCGCTCCGCTTGAGTTCGAGGTCGAGATAATCGGCGAAGAGGGGTATTGCTCTGTACATGAGCGAGCTATAAAGAATTGGCTCTTCAACTCCCCTACCTTCAAAGAGCTTTATATAGACCCCGAGGACGACAAAGAAGCCGAGTATGTGAGCGGTACAATAAAAAGACAATATCTTGAGTGCGTATTCTGTAACCCTGAGAAAATTGAATATGCCGAGGGCACTGTCGGCTGGCGTTGTACTTGTATGTGCTCATCCACAATGGCTATACAGGAAAAAGTGGAGGTCACAGCCACCTCTTTCAGCTCGGATATAACGCTTAATGTTGATACGGACATACAGGATTACGTCTATCCGTATCTTGTTATCACCTGCGGCAACACAAAAGCGAATGTGACTATAACGAACAAAAGCGATAACAACCGTGCTATGCAGATTAAAGATGCAACGGCAAAGGCTGTGTTGTACGCCGATTGTGCTATAGGAACGATTGTGAATGACGCCAATGCCGAGTATTACAACAAGCTTATCAATCAGCATTTCTTGAGGCTTGTTCCGGGCGAGAATATCATCTCTGTTACCGGCGGTGTGTCGTCGGTAAAGTTTACTTGGAATAATGCGAGGTGGATGACGTGATAGCAAGGTTTGACAAATTCAAACGCTTCGAGACTCCCCTGCTCACGGTGTGCAACCCCGGCAGTTATGTGGCTTCAGATAATTTACTCACCAATTCGGTGTGCGCGTTGCCGTATGCCAAAGATATAGATGCTACCCTCAATTTTGGCTCTCTCTCTGAGTTAGCCTTTACTCTTCCGCTTATCGACGAAAAGGTGCGTAATACCTATAGTGACCTCGAAACTGGAAGATATATATACGCCTCGGATATTGGATATTTCATAATAGACAGTGTTGAAGACTCGTTCTCCCAAGAGGGGCGAGTAAAAGAGATATCCTGTGTGTCCGTTGAGCGTGAGCTTGAGGAGCTTGAAGCGCCGTTCTATAAGGCGGGTGTTTATCCGCTGATATCTAATGATACCAAAGACGGCGTGTTAACCCTTGCTATAGCTAAATGTCCGTCGTGGTCTCTCGACCATATAGACGACAAGGTTAAGGCTCGCAGTAGATATTTTGAGATCGCAGAGTCTACGAGCATATACGAGTTCTTTATGAACGACTTGCAGGACAAGTTCGATTGTGTGTTCTGCTATGACATAATTAACCGCAAGATATCTGTATATGATAGAGCTGCCTACGCCGACCAACACCTTACAAGTATTCATCTTGCAAGGAATAATATTATTGAAGGGCTTGATATTTCGCAGGACTACGACGACCTCTACACGGCGTTAAGTGTTACCGGTGACGAGAATATGAGTATTCGCCGAGTTAACCCTATCGGTACAACCGTTATTTACGACTTCACATACCATAAACATTGGATGTCTCCTGAGTTACAGGACGCGGTTACGCGCTGGGAAGCAAAAATTGCCTCTGTGGAAGAAAGTTATGTAGCCCTCAACAGAGAGTATTACAACCAGTATCTCGCTATGAGCGAAACGCAGATGGATATAGACAAGCTGAATACTCAGATTGATATCTATTACACCTGTCGTGATTGTATTCTTTCCGGCACGATAAGTTCAAAGAAGACATCGTTGCTTAGCCAGCTCAAAAAGAGTGGCGCGGTTGGCGACGACGCGACTACGGATGCTGTGCCCGTCGCTCTCGCGACTGTTAATGCCAAAATCGCAGAATTATCTATAACTAAGGCGCAGAAGCAGACGCTATATAATTCTCAAAAATCACAAGCAGACGCAACTAAAGCTCAGATAGATGCCATTCAGGCGACGTGTAGCTTGTCTACAACCGCAAGAGACGTCAACGGCAAAGTCATATTTACGGACGAGCTTCTTCGCGAGTTGTCTGCCTATATAAAGCAAGCCGACTACACCGACGACAATATCACTAAGACGGATATTATGTCTCAGGATGAGATATTTGACTGGTGTGTTGAGCTTATGAAACGAGCCAAAACTCAGCTTTCTAAAATTTCAACACCCAACAGAAAGTTTGAAGTCACAACTCGTTCGTTTATTTTTTCGCAGCAATTTGCCTCATTTACTTCGCAACTTGAGAGCGGCTGTATAGTGACCGCAGAAGTAGACGACGACCAATTTGAGCAACTGCACTTGCTCACTATAGACATAGATTTTGAGTCCAAAACCATATCTCTAACCTTTGGTAACAAATACAATCAGTATGACCTAAGGTCGTTGTTTGATGATGTGTTCGGCGATGTATCAAAGTCAAAGGCTACCTTGCAGTATGTCACAGGTATAGTCGAAGATATGTCTAAGCGGGTCAGCGATGCTTCCAAGTGGATCGACGAGGCTCTGATACTTACAAAAGACAAAGCTCTCTCGGCTAAAAATCAAGAAGTTATCATAGACGACGGCGGATATCTCGGTCGCTTGCGTAAAACACAAAAGGACGCGCAGGGTATGGATGCTCTCGACGCCGACGGCAACCCTATCTTTCTTACGGATTCACAGGGTAATCCTATATACGACGGCGAACAGCTCCGCATTGTTAACAATTGCATAGTCTTTACTGACGATGGGTGGGAGACGGCTAAAACAGCTGTCGGCAAACTGTATCTCGGGAAAGACAAAAGCGGCAATGATGTTTACAAGTACGGCGTAGCCGGAGATGTCATTATAGGTAAGATTATAGCCGGTAACAACCTCATTATAGCTGGCGGATCTGAAGAAAACGGAGACTACAGCGTAACTATAGATGATAAAGGACTTACGATTAACAACGGCGATATCCTTATTAAGGACCCGAACGGCAAAAAAGTGTTCGGTGTTGAAGACGGGCAGATGTATTTGGATGGCAGTATTGTAGCTACTGGCAGTTTGTCTATAGACTCTATTGCGGTCGGCGACTACACAAACTATATTAACCTAAGCGAAGAAACTGCTGATGTGTACGGATTCAAATCCGCCGCCGAGTATGCCGCTGAAGCAGCTCACAAGCCGTATATAAATGAGCGTTGGCTTACCCCTATCTCCTACCCTACCGCTTCGCCATATTTCACTTACATCAGTAAATCATATCCGTGTAAGATTGGCGACTCATTCAGAATTACAGGTAACGTGTATAGCCGAGCGTATCACAATAATTCGTTGGATGTTAAGATTGCTCTTGTTATTACCGTGCGTAACGCCCAGGGCGTAGAGAGTAAGAAAAACATATATTCCGATAAAGTACCGCCTTCAAACGGCGGCTATACGACGCTCAACAGCACCGTCACTATCGACACTAAAAGCCTTGAAAGCACCGCACTTACTCCGGTTAATTTCTCTATTGCCATAGCTACATTTGTCAAAGACACCTCTACTAAGACTAATGTTACTGCGGGTTGGTACGCAGTTAACAACCTTGAAGTTCGTAGAGCTTCTGCGGGTGAAATAACTGCGGGTCTGCTTAAATCAAAAGACGGCGAGACTTATATTAACCTTGATACCGGTGACGCGCAGCTCACGGGTACGGTTAGAGTTAAAGGCACTAACTACGACGTGTGGCTGAAGAGTGAAACGGCAGATGGAGAAACCGAGGTTGGTCTTTATTTAACCAAGACAGATGGTTCAGATACTAATGGCAGAGTTGTCCTTTATGAAGATACCTCCGGAGATACTTGCGTAGCTATAGCCGGGGAAACAATAGTAATCGGCGCAACAAGCAGCGATAGTAATTTTGCTAATAATCTATTATTACAGAGTACAGGTTATTTAAGTATACAGGCGACAAATAATATAGTAATTCAATCTCTCGGATTTACGAGTAATAAAACCGCAAAGGGTGGAAGGGTAACAATTTCTTGTCCTAACGGTTTTAATGTAACTTGCGAAGGCGAAACCACAGCCAATACAGGAAAAATTAATTATAATAAAATTAATGCCTTGTGGGAGATTAACCCCGCTATCAAAACGGGGGTTCTGAAAGCGACATCGGGTGTTTATGTTAAGGGGGTAGAAATAGGTTCGTACCCTGAGCTTTGGACGAGTTCTGGATCATTTATGGGCGGAGACCAAAGAGCTTCCTTAGCCCAAAATGTTTCAGCTATGCCTAACGGGATTGTTCTTGTGTGGAGTGCGTATACAGACAAAGCAGAAGATTATTGCTGGAATTACACTTTCATTCCTAAAGAACACGTTAAAAATCGAAATGGAGATGGCGTGTCGGTATTTCTTGCCGGAAGTGCAAGCTTTAAATATGTAGCACTTAAATATATATATGTTTGGGATAACGAGGTTTTGGGAATCTCGCTAAATACTGCCGACGCCACTATTGGCGGCATACAGTCTGCACCCCAAAAGTTTGTTCTGCGCAAGATTATAGGTGTATAACCCAACACGAATAAAAGGAGCTTATATAAATGACAATAGAAAATGCTTACAGAGCCCGTGCGGCTCTTAATAAAATAAGTTGTAATGCTATGCCCGCCAAAACGGCATACAAAATCTCAAAGCTGTCTAACTTCCTGAAGGACGACGCGAATTTTTACACAGAGCGTCTCTCTCAAATAATTGAACAGTACGGAGAAAAAGACGAAAATGGCGAACCCGTCATAAGTGGTAACGGCTACAAAATCCAAGAAGATAAGACGGATGAGTGTGCCGCTGCTATTAAAGAGCTTAGTGGGATAGAGGCTACTACGCCCGACACAAAGATTTATTTGTCGGAGCTTGATAACGTTGAGCTCTCCCCCGACGACATAGCCGCGATCTATGACTTTATTGAAGAGGATTGATGCTATTTGCGTGAAATCTACATAAACGCCGAATATCCCAACACGCAAGAAGTGGTGTGGGGGTACGATGGCGAAAACAATAGTGCAGACCTAAAAATAAAACTCCCCGATTTTATGGTCGGGGAGAAGTTCAATTACACGGTTCATTTTAAAGACGCCTTCAACAAAGAGTCATCTGTTGGTGCGACGGCAACCGACGGTGTGTGTTCTGTGTTGCTTACAAAAAGTTTAGCTGTTGGCGGACGACTGAAAATACAGGTCGTCGGAGTTAGCCCTAAGACGGCGACGACGGGTGTGTATAAAGTAAAAGCCCCTAAGTCAGCAGAGAAAATCAGACTTGTGATAGGCTCGCAAACTATCACTTTGGCGAAAAATGACTCAAGGGTTCTATCTGTTGATGAGTTTGAAAATTATGATATATGGACGCTCAAATTCAAGATTAATGACGGGGCATATGCCGTAGAAGCTAAGTATGGGGTGGAGTGGGTTGCAACTGATAGCGTTCTACTCGTTGCAAATGAACAAGTAGTCAAGACGCCCGTCTTGATTTTAATAATTAAAAGTAAGGATGGTGACTTAATCTGAGAGAAGTATATATAGATTTACAGCGTCCTGTTAAAGTAAACATAGGATATATTGGCGAGCATAAAGCCACCAAGCTTATAATCGCTTTATCGCCCGACCTCAAAGACGCAATCTCTTACAAGATAGAGTTTAGTACCTGCGGAAAGGTAATCGCGTCGAACACAGTAACTGCAAGTAACGGCGTAATTAACTATGCCATTCCGCAGGACATCACACTAATGCCTATAATAGAGTCCGTTATGGGTATTCAGGTTATAGGAAACAACGGAGAGAACATTATTAAATCCCCAATAGTAGAGGCTTATATTGGAAGTAGCTTGCTGGATTCTACTGAAGTAGCTTCTAATACCCCCACAGATATCTCGACAAAAGTTGAACAACTGATGGCGGCTAAACACAGCCACAGCAATAAGGCTGTCTTGGATAAGTTTGCTGAGTCAAAAGACGGCAAGCCAACCTATGACGGCATAGCTATTGGTAGCGGTGGTACCGGCGGGGCGTCAACCGCTGAAAACGTCAGTTATACCAACACGCAGTTGCCGAATGTCAAAAATGTTGAGACGGCACTCGACGAGCTTGTTCCCAAATCTCACAGCCACGATAACAAAGACACACTCGACAAGCTCTCTGTCTCGAACGGCAAACTCCAATACAACGGCTCCGATGTCGGACTCGAAGGTGATAAAGGTGCGGACGGCAAAGACGGCAAAACGCCTGTCAAAGGTACAGACTACTGGACGACGGCAGACAAAGAGGAAATAGTAGCGGACACGCTCGCCGCTCTGCCGACATGGACAGGAGGTAGTTACTAATGGCATATGATAAGGTAGTTGACTCCGCTATGCTTGACGCAGCTATGACTTATACAGCTGGTCGCATCCGCAACAAGACAGGTGGTACAGACCAGATAGCATGGGATTCTGCCAAAGGCTTTGGTGATGCAGTTGACACTATAACAGGTGGCTCTTCTGCGCCGGAGTCTGACCCGCGCGAAGTTTATGGCGGCACACGCCCCGCCGAGTGGCTAAGGTTGCCGGATTATGACAAGGTCGAACAGAATACTATGTATTTGCTTGTCGAGCTGAAAGAGAATTATCCTAACAAGGGAAAATTCACGTTTCGCGCTACCTCTGCAACCGTGGACGAGGGAATCGTGGTTAATGGTGCTTTTGTTTCAAAGGCAAGCAGGACAATCGCGGGGAATGGTATTAATAATGACGCAACCATTACGCTTGACTACGATTTTAATGAGTTTGATTGGGCGAAATCGCTGTCGAACGGGAAAAAACAAATAGTTGTCAGAATCACTCTTACAACGCCTTACCGCAACATCGGGTTTAACAACACCTACAGCTATTATTGCCCGACGATAATCCGAGATGTGATATATAATGTAAGCGCCAGTGACTTTTACGCCGCTGACCTATATTTTTACGGCATTAAATACATCTATTTGATAGAAGGCTTTCCTGCTCTCAACAGAGCATATGGTCTTGAAGGGTTGGGCGTGTCGCCCACCAACAGCAACGCAGGAACGGGGTACGGCAGGCTTGACGTTGCTCCGGAACTTAGACGTTTGACGGGTTGTCCGAAAGTTGGAAAGATAGTCGCTTCTGATTTACTTGAGGAGTTAGTTGTTGATATATCGGAGTTCACAGCTAACGGAATCAACGCCAGCTTAAGGTCGCTCCGCAAAGTCGTTTTTAGCGGAACGGAAAATATGACCGCGTTTCCCGGTAATATCAACTTTAGCAAAACAAATCTTTCCGTTGCGGCGGTTACAGAAATGTTTAATTCTCTGCCTGATATTTCGGGAGGCACTGCGAGAACTATAAAACTCGCGATAACGCCCGCGACGGCGGTCGGCATACCCGATGAGACTCTTGCAATAGCAACAAATAAGGGATGGACGGTGGTGACGGCATGACAATTAACGGTAACATACTCACGGCAGACGACGGTAAGGCACTGCAAAAAGGCGATGTTATCGCGGCAACCGTCCACCTCGGAGTCAACGACAGTGCAGGTAACTGGACGGAAATCGACAAATCTGACGAGGAAATATCCGATTCCGAAGCATTAGAAATAATTACAGGAGGTGCAGATATATGACGCGAGCAGAAGCAAAAGCTTATCGCAACAAGATAGATGGCGTGTTGACGAAGGTCACTACGGACGCAGAAGCTTTGGAGTATGCAGAGCTTTATCCGCTTTGGAGCGGGTATGTCGATTATGCCGTCGGCAGTATAGTCCGCAGACCGAGCGGGCTGTATAAGTGTTACAACGCAATATCGGCAAATCCTACATGGTTGCCGGAAAACACCGCCGCGCATTGGGAGCCTATCACGGTCGGCGAGGACGGCACGATTGATAATCCGATAACCGCCGCTGCCGGTATGCGGTATTTCAAGGACAAGTATTATCTCGACGGCGGCAAAATTTACAGATGCATACGCGACGACAGCAACGGTCAAGGTACTATACTGCACTATCTGCCGTCGCAGCTCGTCGGAGTATATTTTGAGGAATTGAGCTAATGCGAGAAGTAATAATTGATTTATGGAGAAGCTCTCGCTTTAATATGGGTTATGTCGGAGAAAATGAGGCGACTAAGCTTATTTTTCAACTTACACCAGATTTACAAGGTGCGAGCTTTTATTCTATAGATTTTCTTGTGGGCGACACTGTAAAAAGTGTTAGCGATATTAAAGTAGATGACGAGTTTTTATCATATATCGTTCCTTCTATTTTAACAAAGAAAGACGGTGAGATATCCATACAGGTTTTAGCGGGGAACGATAAATTTATTGTTAAATCACCTATTGTCTACGGAAAGATATTCGCGCCTAAAGATAAATAATTTTGAGACGGCATAGAAAGAGAGGATTAAACATGAACATAGCTATGTCTATCGGACACGGTAAAAATGAAAGGGGCGGCTACGACAGCGGAGCGTGTGGCGGCGGTTTTCAAGAATTTAAGATAGGTCGAGAAATCGGTAAGTACGCGGCGGCAGCCCTTCGTGAGTACGGCTGTAATGTAACGCTGATAAATTACGACGCAGACAAGAGTCTTTATAGTCGTATTAAGACTATAAACGCTGGCAAGTATGACCTTGCTATGGAGATACATCTTAACGCCGCACACGGCATGGGCTCTGAGGTTTACTATAAAGTAGGCAACAACGCCGGCAAGACAATAGCCGGTGCGATTAGTAAGAGTATTGCTACAAAGTTCGGCATCCCAAATCGTGGCGCAAAAGTTAAGGTACAAAATAACACAAACTACTTTGGTTTCGTTAGAGAGGTCAAATGTCAGAGCCTCCTCGTCGAGACCGTTTTTATTGATACAACCTCTGATCGTAAACACGTTGAGAACGCATCTGGGCAGAAACAGTGCGGTATTGCAATAGCCGACGCGGTTGCCTCTGTATATAAACTTAAGAATAGAACAGCGAGTGCGCCAGCTGTTACGCCGACAACGCCATCCACTCCTACCCAGCCCGCTTCTGCCATAAAGGCGGGAGATATCGTTAAGATTACGGGCAAGAAGTATGCCACAGGACAGAGTATTCCTGTATGGGTTAAGCTCCGTAAACACACAGTTAAGTCTGTGAGTGGAAACAAAGTTTTGCTTAAGGAGATTAACTCATGGGTGTACGCGGTAGACCTTTCGTTGGTTAAGAGTACGTCAAAAAAAATAGGTGTAGGCTCCACAGTAACAATTAAGACTGGGGCGGTTTACGGTGGACTCTCTAATACGAGAGGTAAGGCTGTGCCTAAAGCTCAGCTTGCGCCCACAAAACACAAGGTCTCAAAAATTCAAATAAACCGTGGCGTGAAGGAGGCTCTGCTTTCGGATATCATGTCATGGGTTGCCGTTAAATATCTTAAGGAGGTATCGTAATGGCAATCAGTATGGACGCCTTAGAGACAGAGATAAAGAACCTCAAAAGGCGCGTCGAGGTGCTTGAAAAAGAGTACACCACTCTTGATAAAGAGGTTGACGATATAGATAAAACTCAGGGCGTTGTTACTTCTAAGCTTAACACGGTTATTGAAACCCTCGGAAAGCTTCAGCAAGCAATAGACGATTTAAAAGACCGCCCCAGCAAGCGTTGGGAGACCATTGTGTCTGCTCTTATCGGTGCTGCTATGACAGCCTTTATCGCATTTATATTTGGGAGGTAAGATTATGCAAAAATTCAAAGACATTATTGAGAATCTTAGTAATGTATCGGTTGGTACTTGGGTTCGCCTTATTCTTATGGTAGGCTCTCTTGTCAACCTCACACTCGGCGCATTTGGCGTTGCGGGCATCAGTTTTGATGAGAATCAGCTGTACGCAATAGTCAGTGTCGTGCTCGCCATCGTAACTGGCGTCGTCAGCTACTGGAAGAATAACAGCTTCACTGCGGCAGCTCAGGCGGCGGACGAGTTTCTTCATGCTCAGGGCAATGCTAAAGAACAGAGTGAAGTAAAGCCCGACGAAGACGCAAACGAGAACGAAGAAGGCTAAGTAAAAAAAACGGGTAGGGATTTCTCCCTACCCGTTTTTTTTACCTAAATTATCTCATAAAATAAGGCTTTAGTTCTTCGTCTAACTTTTGAGGGGTTATACCGGCAATCTTAGCAATGTGAGTCTTTGACCCAATCTCTCTTGTGCGGAAGTCGCCCTCTTCAGTGTTAAGCCACTTATAAGCTTCTTCTAAGCTGTCAAACTCGGCTAATCGGTGATGCCACTTACCGAAATCAAACTTACTTGAAACGCCATAAATTTTGCCGGTCTTTTCGAAATACTTCTCTAAAGTCATAAAGCTCCTCCTTACCGTTTGTTTTATCTACAGGCTAATTATAACTTATAGAAATATATTGTCAATACCTTTTATAGGACAAGAGCGGTTTTGCTTAAGCAAAACCGCTCTTAAATAGGTGTATAGGAACCGAGAGGTTCTCTACTGGAATTATACCACATTAATAAAGGAAGTCAACCGTTATTCTTTATTTTAGCTCACTTTTTACTGTTTTTAGATTATAAACTTGAAGTTTAAATATCTCACGAGTTAACTTGTAGGCTAAAATTACCGTCCGAGATTTGCCATAAATTCTGTGCCCCATCTGGTCGCCTGTCCCTCATACCATGCGTCGTCGTAAGCGGGTAAAGAGCTATATCTATACCCTTTTATCCGCACAAGGTATTCTCTGTGCCAATATCGTATCATCGAGGGAATACATACGAAAACCGGCATAAAGAAACCATAGAGCGTGTTCTGAATTGCATGACCGTGTTCGTGGTATGTAATCTCGCTCTCTGACTGGTTGTCTGTAATTATCGTTAGTCCAAGCGACACACCACCCCAGCCGTTGCCAATCCTAAACCTTATACAATAGCCACACAGCTCCGGCTTCCTGAAGAGCAACAGCATAACTGCGGCGGCAACCACGCCGACAAGCGTCATAGGCAAAACCCCAAGTGAACGACAAGACATAAAACAAAAGCTTGTTATTCTTCATTACTTCACTCCCGTAGAACCGAACCCGCCTCTGGACTGGTCATCGAGATGGTCTACTTCGTCGAGACGCACTTTAGGCATAGATTTCACTATGCGAAACTGGCATATTCTGTCACCCTTTTCAATTTTTGTATCTTCAAGAGCTATCGCAGGGAACATCCACACATCGTTGTCACCGCTGTAGCTGTTATCTATAATTCCCATGCTGTTAGCCTGTATGACCTTGAAGTTCTTGTATGTACTGCTTCTCGGTACAACATGAGCCTCGTAACCGTCGGGAAGCTTCATAGATACGCCGAGGGATATAATCTTAAACTCTCCCCTCTTAAGTTCTACAGTTTCAGCAGCCCTGAGATCTATCCAGTCGCCCTGTGATATTTTCTGAAGACGCTCCATATTCGCGTCATGATACTTTATTTTAATCTTCTTCATTATTCTTCTCCTTATTCTTCTTAGCCAGTCTATAATCCTCAAGAAAGTAAGCTACCGCCTCAAGCTCGTCGTCTGTAAGAGACTCCATAAAAATATTGTCTCGTCTCGAATAACCACACTGCACAAGGAAGATATTATCGTTTTTTGCCGGCTGAACATTTGAGCCTTTATTAGGTGGTTGAGTAGATATAGACTTTGTAGATTGATACCCTTTCTGGGTCTTTAATTCAAACTTAATTGTAAGTCTATCTTCCATATTACCTCCTTAGCTTATCTTTTTCGCATACTGGTTGTTACTTGCTAACATCACCCCAAGAACATCGTCTCTGTGGGGCTCTTGGTTTGGGATAAACCGCCCGAACTTTACGATAATGTTTTTGTATCGTCTGAGCTCGTTTAGTTTAGACTCAATTTCATCGGGTATATACCCCGTGTAAATTATGATAGGGTCGTCTGTGCGCTGACGAAAATAATCAATAACTTCAAGAATCTCTTCTATTTGAAGTATGGGCTCCAACCCGCCAAACACAACTGCTTTCGTCACAGTGCTCGACTGATAAAGCTCAAACAGTCTATGCGGAGCAACCTCGATAGTGGGAGAAGTTGCAAGGGAAGAGTTTTGACACAGCTTCTCCCCGCAATCTCTCTCGCATTTCCAGTCGCAACCGTTAGCACCTATAAGCATTGCAGGATATTTATAGTCCCCAAACGCCTCTACTTCGATTGCTTTTACTCGCATTAAAGTTCTCCTATATTGTTAAGGTCAAACCAGTCACGCATAGCAAACTCTTTCTTACGAGCCTCAGAGTAGGTCTTAGTAGGCGTAAGGAAACCGACTATACGCTGATATGTCGTCTCAACGGGGTGTCCACACTCGGGACAAGTATCTCCAAAGAATCCATGATTGTTGTCACAAGCCGATATGCGAAGATTAAAAGCAAAGTAGTTAACACCCGCGTCCGCAACATAATTCATCATATACCAAGCTTCATCGAAACTGTTGAATGGAGAACTGATGTTAATATGGACTATACTGCCGCCTGAACAAGCCTTGTCAAGGATAGCACTCACTCTAACCTTTTCAGCTATGGTTGTCTTTATGCCGAGCGGAATCCACTGGTTGCCGTACAGAGGAAGGTCGTATTTCTCATCGGGAAAGAATAGCTTGTCTTTTTCCATAAGAACAGCCGCAGCTCTCTCTCCGGGAACCTGTTCGATGTTCATCATGTAGTCCTTGTCCTTGACGAACTCGTCTTTAATCTCGGTGATTGTCGCGAGTATCTTCTTGGCAAACTCTACGCCCTCGTCTTTATAGTATGTATTGCCGAACTCGTCGTGGTAAGTGTAGCCAAACTTCTGCAACGCTTCGTACACACCAATGATGCCAACGGTGTTGTACTGTGACTTCATGTTAATAATACCGAGCGCGTAGTTGGGAAGCAGCCCCTTTTCTGTGTTTCGCTTCATAATATCTCTAATAACATCAAGAGTTTTTGCACAGGTAATTACTCGACCCTTAAGAGCTTCAAGATACTCTTCCTTTGATGTTGTCTCGTAGGCAAGACGGGCAAGGTTTATTGTGTTTACCTTAATAGATCCAACCTCAAGCGCCGACCCGCCGATACTATTGAAGTAACCAAGCTCCTTTATGTTGCTTTTCAGGCGACAGCAGTTACTCAAGCTTGTAACATCCTCTGATACGAAAATGTTACTATCCGCCCACTTCATGTTATGACGGCAACACCACTTTGCAAAATCCTCATCTACGAACTTACCGTTCTGTCTGAGAAGAGCGAACGAAACAACCGGAAATGTCATAAGGTTCTCTCTTCTTGTATCTGAAAGCACTTTCATAAACGCCTTCTGATATTCTTTAATCTCGTCGATATAATCTATAATGAATGTGCCGTCGGGGAACTCTTTACCGCCGAAGAGCGCTTCAAGATATGGCTTATCAAATATTGAGAAGTTGGTAAAAGCCGACTGGATTCCGCCCCTCAGATAGGGCTGATTAAGTCGATATATTATCTCCTGAAAAGACTGATCTCTGTAATATTCAGGAGACTTTACAAAGTAACCCTCGTCGCAATCTTTCTTCCAGAAGTAATACGAATAGACGAGAAAACTCGGAAGCCCAACCGCGCCTGAAGACCTATTGCACGTCCACGACACAAATTCGCTGACAAAATCAGTATATGTATTGAGGTGCTGAGGCGGAGCCGCATTAAAGTTATCTATGAAATAGAGTCCGCGCTTCACCAGTTCGTCTATATCATAAGCGAAGCAATACGGAACCCAAGACGAGCTATGAGCGTCGTGCAGATAAAAGTGTCCGTCCCACTCGCCCTTCAGCCACTCAGTGGCATCCTCGTGTCCATACTTCTTAGTCAGCTCATGAAATATCTTGTTGAACGCCAAAAGTTTTGAATGGGGCTTCGACATTTCGTTTATGAGCGAAACAATATCCTTGTGTGCAACATTCGCGTTGCCATCTATACTCGCGTCTGCTATGGTTTGCTTATCAACAAAATTGTCGATGAAATCGGTATAGTTGAGCTGTTTATCTCCAAAACCATTGAGCTCGCCCAGCCTCTCTGGGTAAGCATTTTGCAGACGATTATATTCAATTACAAAACTTCTATCGAGACTATCTATATTGAACTTCATATATCACATCACCTCGTTAACCCATTTAATTGCTTCGACGAAAGTCATTGTCTTTCCGTCAACCTCAAGCATAGGAGCCGACATAAAACCCTTGTCTCTCATAACATCCACGTCGGTAATTTCTTCGTAGTCCACTCCCTTCGATTTCAGTTTGGTCGTCAGTACATTGCATTTAGGGCAATGCGTTGTATAAAGTATTACTTTCATGTTTTGTAAACCTCCGTATATATAAGTTAAGCCTCGTATGCTACTCGTCCGCAGCACGGGCATTTTGACATTGTATAAGGTGCATACACAACAACTTTGTGCGCCCCATCGTATGACTCACGAACGATCTCCTCTCCCGTCAGAACATAGCTATTTATGTCTGCTTCGAAAACGCACCCGCAGGTCGAACACTTAAACTCAAGTGTTTTGCTTGCTCCATTTCTAAGAATATTAATCATCCTATCAGTCCTCCTCGTAAGGTTCAGGAAGTATCTGCCATGCCACCACAAAGGTGAGCACACCGTCAACACTTCCACCCTCAACTGCGTCTATAGGTTCGTCCACGCCGTCAATCTCCCAAGTCATCGAGTCGGCGTCGTACCACGCTGTAACGGTCGCTCTCTCGTTGCGGGGTCCCGAGTGCATACAATTGATTGAATAGAAAATCTCCTCAATCGTCACGATAAATTTGCCACTGTACTCGGGCAGGTCGCCGACAGTTTCTATTGAGTGCCAGTTGGCACCGGGTGCTCCCTTGCAGTCTGCGGGACACGTATGTATCTGTGGCTCGTCACCCTTGTGGTCGCTATGAGCCTCATCTTTGGCAGTTATTTCTATCGCCTCATCTATTGCTGTAATCCAGTCAAATATCTCGCCAATGATTCTCTTCATTTTTTAAAACTCCTCTCCATTTCCAATCGTTATATCCGTTCTCTCTGCAACGGTCACAGTATTCTTTGTCTAACCACTCATCGTAAGCGCAGTAAGCATGAGCGAATCCACTACTTCGGCGAAGTGCGTTAAGGTCACTTGTCACCTCTGCGAGCAGCCTGCTTAGTCTTAAGTTCTCCTCGCGGAGTTGTTTGTTATCTTCTAATTTTTCTTGACTGAACTCTGCATATCCCTTCCAAAAATCAGCATTGCTCTTAGCGGCTTCGAGGTCGGTGCGTAGAGAATTTAGCTCCCGTTTTAGCTTTTTCTTTCTCACACAACCACCACACAGTCAGTGTCCTTCGAGGCTTCTGTGTCGGGTCGAATTATCTTCTCGGTCTCACCACCACACGCCGCATACCCCGCCGCGTCTATCCAGTTATCAGCCTTGCCTCTACCGGTCGCCACCCTTGCCATTTTAAAAAGCACCATCATAGCGGCGACATCTTTACAGGTCAGCAAAACCTTTTCGTCCGGGAATGCCGCATCGAGATAGCTCGTCCACAAATTTGCTATCGCGGTAAAGCTGTTCTCAGGCGAGCTGTATTCCGCCTCCCTGCTCCTGCAAACGCAGTCTTTTGCGCCATTTAAAATATCTTCTCTGTTAAAGTAATAACCCATTTATCTTCTCCTTTTAGTCTCTCTCACAGCAATTCACGTCGCCGCCACACTTACACGACGGCTCACCCTTTTGACCGATGCACACTTTTGCTCCGTGTTCAGCCTTATAATATCCACACTTCTCTTTCTTTATGGGTCTATTCCAACAAGTTGAGCAAGAAACACCGACGCACCCACGGTCGCCGAGTGGAGCATGGTCGTTGCCGTAAAGGTATCTCACGCAATCAGAGGGATAGCCATCATTGCTAAATATCGCGTTCGGGAACTTCTTGAGGAAGTCACTCATGTATGTTTCTACCGGATGTTCCACACCCCACTTCTCAACCATCTCTACAGCCTCTTCGGGGTGCTGAGATTCAACGGTCTCACAGCCAAAGGGTTCGCCCATAGCAAGCGGACACATGGAGCAACCAGATGACTTTCCACACATTCGTTCTTTTGTCTTAAGGTAATCTACTGCGTCCATATTAGTCCTCCTCGTCCTCGCCCTCGGTTTCATTCTTGTCTTTGGACTCCCCTGTTATCAACTCTGAATATGGAAGGGTTTTGATCCAATCAAGCATGGTCTTCCATTCGTCCAAACGATGCCCTTTTCGAGACTTATAAATGTTGGCAAGCACTTCATAATTCAACATTACAGTGCGGCGCTGGTTATAGGAGGATGGAAGCAACTGAATAAGTTGCCACCAGTATTTTTTGTCTTTGGTTTCGAGAAATATCTTACGGTAATAATTTAATGTATTAATGATTAGTTCAAGAAGTTGGTGACTTGCCATTTTAAGGTGAAAGTCAACTTCTCTATCTGGATTACAATCATCATAAACAAGCTTAAACCCTTTTCCACTCAATAGGTGTTCGTGTGAAAAATCCTCCAACGTAAATTCCTTCGCATGAATCTTGTGCATGGTAGAACAGGAATTGGCAACGGTGCCCACCTTGTAAGTCGAAAATTCTTTCCAAAAATACAAAGGAGCAATAATGTCTAAGTAAACAGGGATCATTCTCATAAACTTACGATGGTCAGTACCCGCGCTACAAAGACGCTTCATAAGATTAAGGTCGTTGTCGCCGATATCAACGGCATCACTGGGAAGATCGCCGTAACGATACTCTTCGGGATAAAAACTATCACTCTTACTCCAGCTATTCATTGGATTTCGGCAGCCCCTAATAATCGCCTCCCACTGTTCAGTAGAAGGTGCTACAACATTCTCAATTTTTATCATTGAACCTCTCCTCTCTATTCGTCCGAACCCTCGACAACATCGAGTCCGTCAAGCACACACTCTGCACACAGCTCGTCGCCGTCCACATAATAAAGTGTCTCCTCTTCACCGCACCTGTCGCAGAAGTATCGAGTAACACGCCTATGTGGACACGAGTCACCGATACACCCAAGTTCAGGCGGACATCCGACGCACTCATTAAACTCTTTTTTCACTTAAACATCTCCTTAATAAACTGCTCGGAGTCACCGTCCTCTAAATAAAATCCATCAGAGTGCATTGCTCTTTGGAGTGACTTGCACAACAAACTTCCTTGCCCCATGAAGTCCATATTACTTTTTTGAGTAAGGTCTAATGGCACTTCTTTACCACATATTGGACAATTCATTTTAATCTTCTCCTATCTTTTGTTCTCTCATAAAGGCACATGGTACGCAGAATTATTTTTTGAGTAAAAGTAAGGCGAAGTCCACATAGCTCATAAAATGCAATAGGACATACTTTATAAAATTTTATCCAATCTTCACTTATTAAATTCTCGTCTATTTTTCCTTCAATGCCTAAGACTGCTCCTACATCTGGTTTAGACTGTAATTCAATCTCACACTGCGGGCATACCTGCCGTCCCTCGGGAATTTTTTCTCCGCAACAAACACATCTATCTGCATCAGCCATTGTTTTTACGCTCCTTTAATGCTCGTTCTGCCTTTTCACGGATGAGGAAAATTGAATTATTTATTGCTCGCTCATCAAAAACGACATTTTCAGACACAAAAATCACTTTGTTTTCGGTATATGTAATTTCATGGATTGTGCTTGTGTATATCCTTACACCGTCGATTTGATAGATTGTGTCCCCCACTTTTAAGGGAGGCACGATGACTCCATGTTCAAGAAGATATTCGGCAAGGTACTCAGTAAAGCTTCCTGTTTCGGGGGCTGATTTTTTAGCATGGATAATCAAATAAACCAGTCGTTCTCTGCTAAACCGACAAAATCCAAACTGATATCCTAAACAATCGCTATAATCCATTTTAAAAATCCTCCAACTTATTATCGTAGATATTGCCGATGACCTCAAATTCGGTTGAACCATAGTCAAATGTTGTAAATCTCACACCCGCTCGCCCGATAAAACTCGTGAGATCGTTGTCATAGACAACTTGATAAATGCTCTTTTTGCCGAACCAAACTCTCTTTACTATATCGCCCTCAAAAATCTTTGTGCCGTTTTTATCTTTGAGACCTGTGTACTGTCCTACGGTTTCAGGGTTTACAATATAGTGCGAACTCGGCTCGTTGTATTCTTTTGGGTGCGGAACAGTAATATAATCACAAAGCTCGTCGTCAGTTCTGCAATACTTAGCTTTATAATAATATCCCTCAACCCATTCACCGTTGCCTATTGTTTTGCCACGAAATTCAATATCACGCATTATTCTTCTACCTCCTTATTCATATTTTATAAATCCGTCGCCATACAGACGGTTTAACTCGTCGAACACATGACGCATACCCAGCCCGTCTTTTGTGGGCTTCCACAAACCCTCATCGTCGTACTTTCCGCCGTTCAGGCAGTAACTATAAAGCCTCGGGTGCGTTTCCTTGAGCCGCTGAAACCTTGTTGGCTCTTTTTCAAGGTGCGCTCCAAATCCGCAGAAAACACAGCCTGTGCGGTCGCACCTTGTGGTTTTAAGCTTACCGTTTTCTTCAACGATATCGCCGTAGACAGACGCATAAGGCACTTTATATCTGCGTAAATATTCAAATACGTCCTGCTCTGTCCAAAACGACATAGGTTGAGAGGTGGGGCGTTTAGCGCCAAAAGCATTGCAGCCGTTTGCCATCCAACCGTTTTTCCTCAAATTACTCTCAGTAACCATAGTAGCAAGTATAGCCTTATTTCTGCTCGCCTTCTCGTATTTTTTTACAGGCTTCTTTTTCATAACATCACAACATTGGTGGCTTATGGGGATTTTGGAACCGATTAGCTTTTTCCATTTGACAACCGAATATCGTCCGCCATATTTAGCATCGTGAGGATTATTGGCGTTAAATTTTATTGCTGTTTTGCCGTTCGGGCATCTGCGTGCCACTGAAATGTATCGTGATACTTCTTTGCTTATCATTGGATAGCCGTAAGTTTTTATAACATCATGGAAATTCATTTCCGGTCTAAGCCAAGTCACGTTGTCAAAAGTCTTAACAAAGTTCCTGATTTCAGGGTACTCAAGACCTGTGTCTACAAACACAGCTTCTATGTCAGGATAAAGCTGTCGGGCAATATGTAACAGTACCGTGCTATCCTTGCCTCCGCTAAAGCTGACATACACCTTACCCTTGAACTTCTGATACCATTCAATAAGCCTTGTTTGTGTGACCTGTATTTTTCTTTCAAGCGACCACGCTTGCATTGTCTTTAAATCTTCCGGTGTGTATTTGTTTTCACGCATTGTTGTTCCCTCCTGTTTCTGTGTTTGATTGTGTCACATATATCTGCGACAAGCCAATCGTCCGGTTCATCTGCATACCAAAAAGACCAATCGTCAAACGCACCTTCGATTATCCAATTGTTTTTATAATACTCAGTCGCTTCTTCTATCATCAACTCGTCGAAGGTGTAAACAAAATACGGCTCGCCGCCGTCGTCAACATAGAAGTCGATGAAGTACACATCTATACCCTGCTTTTTTAATTCTTCAATCACTCTTTCTTTTACCACATTAATGTCTGTCATAGTCCAGTCTCCTATTTAGCTCAGCCTCACACGCATACCAAAAGTCGTCATCTTCACCAATGAACCTCATCACATTTTTAATATATGACTCCGACATATCTTTAAGCTTGTGTACTACGCCACAAGTATCTCTCCACTCGTCGCCGTTGACCCCGTGTGGATAATCCCGCTCAAACGCATATTCAGCTAAATAATCGCTTCCTAAGCTCATTTTTTGCCTCCGTCCATTTTTGCGCCGCAGTTAGAGCAAAACGGTGTTTTAATATATTCTCTTATTTCTTCGTACCCTGTAGGGCATAAGTTTTCTTCCCAGTCATAGTCAAATGTTTCTTTAAAGGTGCTTATATATTGCGCTTCCGCTCCACAGCACGAACACACGCAAGGAATATCGTAATAGCCGTCCTCAATCCACTCGCCGTGTTTAATCTCTTGTACATCAGCAGCAGGAGCGTTCTCAATACTCGCTATCACATCTTCCGGATAGAAAAGACCCTCTGGATATTTCATGGGCGGTCCATACACGCCACCGCCGTCTTCCCACCATGTCGGTAAATCTTTGACGTGTTTTATCAATTCATCGCGGTCAATATAATCACTCATTTTTTTACCTCCGACCAGTCAAGCGCACGTCCGCAACAAGGACATAAGTAATAGCACCCTTCGTTTATCGGCTTCTTTGGTATCTGCTTCTCGAAAACTCCTTCTTCTATAGACATTAATCTTTCATATAATGTTCTAAACGCTTTTCCAACTTCTTCAGGACTTGGGTGCTCATCAATAAAATATACCTGATCATCCTCTACTATGGGATTAGACCCTTTCCCACCCTCAAAAACGATTTTAATAGGTTTATCATCGTCTTTAGGTATCACATAAATCATCATGCTACCTAATCTCCTTTCCTACAGTTGCGCGCAACCATCATTTTATTTCTTTCATTTCAAGATTACCGTCTTTATAAGCAATCTCATAAAGCTTATCATTAACTGCCTTAACCGACTCAACCATATCTGTTAATGTCGCAGCACTTACATCAATGGTGCCACGCGCACCACCTACAACCATAACCGCGCTATCAAGCGCTACCTTAACTGGCTTCTCAATATCCATTATCCAACCCTCGCCCGCATTATGAACAAGACGCATTTCGCAATCATCTGTGTTTCGATAAACTCGATTCAATACCTCACGAAGCGCCGCGCATCCTTCTTAATTTCGAAATGACCCTTACTAACATTCTTTGAGGCAACTCATTAGCAATAGCTTTTACAGCTCTCATATCCGACTCATAACTAATTAAACCCCAATACTGTAATTCATCGTAAAGAATCTGAGCTCTTTTATCTCTCTTGGATTGTGGCTTCATTTTGCACCTCATATCTTTCTATAGGAATTAAGATACCAATATCCTTTTGGATTCTTGTAGCAGTTTTCGGCGTAAACAATATCGCCCTTTGCTACCTGATTCTCGGCATATATTCTCACCGGTATCGTCAACGACGACTGCTTACCTGTACCCAGACTCTGCGTATTCACTTTATATCCCCACGGTACGCCATTCTGTCCACGCATGGGGAATACTTCTGTTATCAAAAGCCTTCTCCTGTCTTCGGGCAGTCCGGTCTGAATACCAACATAGCCAAGATACTCGATACTATTCTGTATTTTGACTTTAAGGGTTAAGTCCGGAACATCTGATTTTCTGATTTGCTCTTCACAGGTAGCTAAAAGCCCATCCATATCGGTTATTGTATAGGACTTAAGCTCGTTCCCCTTGACACCCTTATCCGTCGCATAATCTGAGATGATATCCGTAAGGAAACCTACAACCTTGGACTTGCTAACAGATTTTGCAGTTCCGTTTTTGAAGAACGAGTACACTTGCACAAGCTTCAATAGCTCTCCCATGTTCCCGAACTCTTCAAAGTAGCCAATTTTAATCAGGATATCGAGCTGACGCGCATCAATAGAGGTTTTCGAGAGAGCTTTGAGAACTTCCATAAACGGCTTCCCTTTTACCTCGTCGTATATGTCATACAGCTCATTTGCAAGAGCAGCGGACATATACTTAACACTCGTCAACCCCTTTGCTATTTCTTTTTTCTCCTTGTTAAAATAGAAGACATCTCTCGACGCGCCGAAACGAGGAGGTGTTACCTTAAACCCATATTCGGCGGCAAGCGTAGTACCGTTGACGACATCCTCTTCTTTGGCAGCTCTGTTCAGATAAGTCGTAATAAATTCACAGGGATAATATTTGCGAAGATATGCACACAAATACCCCGTAAGACAATATTCTACAGCGTGGTTGTAACCAAAACTGTACTCAGATGCGTCCTCGATTACCTTTAAGAAAGCCTTCGCATCCTCTTCTGCTTCTTTTCTTGGTTTACTCGAATGCTCACAATACCCGTTAAGTATCTTTGGTATTGCTTTCTCTAACCTCTCGGCGTCTTTACGCCCTATAGCCCGTCTAACATTATCAGCCTCACTACCTGACAACCCACACATTTGCTGAAGAAACGCTATAATATCCTCCTGAAATATTAGATACCCCAAGTTATTCTTAAGGAGCTCGTCTATTTCCTTTGACGGGTTTTTATTAGGAATCTTTTTCATTAGCCTATCTCTATACGAAGCTCCCGACGGTCGAATAGCGGCTGTCACCAAAGCCATATCAAAAATTGAATGGGGCTCAAACGTCTTTAACAGCGAGAACGCAAAAGATGATTCCATCTGAAAAATTCCTACGGGACTTCTTAGCATATCTTTCCATACTGCTTGGTCGTCAAAATTAATCTCATTCATACGCGGATAATGTATACCCGCGAGTTTACAGGTATCGCTAATAATTCCAACATTACTAAGCGGGAGAAAGTCAAACTTTGCCGCTCCGACTTCGTGCAACTCGTCCATATCTATAAAAAGGCACGGGTCGCCATCCTTATCGAAGACCCCATATGTATCATCGAGGGTTAACGGGCTGATTACTATACCCGCAGCATGAATCGACTGAGAAACTTTCGTATCTAAAAGCCCATCGTAATAGTAAAAAAGTTTAGGAAATTTAGTCCTTGTACCGCCCTCGTCCGTTGCGAACTGACTTGCAATCTTATCCACATTAGACAGAGAATACGGATTGTCTGGCGAAAATTTATCAGCGGGTCTAAAAGGTTTGCCGGTTCTCTCTTCTTCCCAATATTTTGCAAGAGCGTTGCCGACACATTTTATAACAGCGCTTTTCTGTAAAGTTCCGAACGACGGGACTCTCGACGTCTTACGAGCCCCGAAACGCTTATATATGTAATTAAAGACTTTGGGTTGGTCGGTCTTCTTAACATCGACGTCGATGTCCCCAATTTCTTTCCTATCTTCGTTTGCAAAACGAGAGAATACTGTATGCCACTGCTCCGGATTACAGTCAATTATATCTGTAACAAAAGCGGTTCTCGAACCACCCGCAGAACCTCGCCCGGGACCAACCGGTACATCATTTTCTTTGCACCAACATATCAACTCGCTCATACAGAGCATAAAACCACTCATACCAAGCTTCTCAAAAACTCGTCTTTCTTCCACTAACGCCGACCTAAAACCATCTTCCTGCTCAGGCGGTATAACCCCTGTCTCAAGCTTCTCTTTGAACATTCGGTCAACACGCTCAGCTTCTATTCGGCTATCCTCTTCAGCCGACCCGTACAGTATCGGGTATTTAATAGATGTATCAAGCTCGAACGGTTCTACCATGTCAGCCATTACAAGCGTGTTGTCCATAGCCTGTCTGTAAAGCTCGGGAGGTAGAACGCCTTGCCTTGCAAATGCAGCGTCCAACTCTTCGCGGGACTTATATGTAAGGTCGTATGTATCTTCGTCGCCGTAGGACTTGTTTTTATATTTAAGCAATATCTTGCGGCACTCGGCTTTATATTTGTCAAGCGAGTGAGTATCGGTTCCTGCTATCAGCGGTTTACTGTACTTCTTCGCAAGCTCCGCCAAATGCACATTAAAGTCTCTCTGCTCCTGACAGTCATGTGCCTGTATCTCAAGGAAGTCATATCGCTTGACAAGACTCTCGTACATCGGATGGTCTATAGGAAGCTTATTTAGAGGACTTGCAAGACACGCGCTCGTCGTGATAATGTTGTTGGACAGCTTCAGAAACTCGTCAAAACTCAATCTATTTACATAATAAAAGTGGTCTTTATCGCATGATTTCGACACTGCAAGGTTGAGTTCTTTCACGCCCTGTTCGTTCCGAGCCAAAAGCACCGTGTGGTAGTTATCCCTAACCCTTTCGTCAAGGCTTTCGGTTAAATATATCTCAACGCCGTGAATGTATTTAATTCCTTTTTCGTCACAATACATCTTTTTCTTGACCCAGTTGAGTGGTTTTCCGTGTTCGCTGAACGCTATAGCTGGTTGTCCAAGTTCAGCGGCTCTGTCGATATACAGCTTGTAGCCCGTGCAACTATCCAGCAGACTGTTATCACTATGTAGATGATAAATTACTAAGTTGTCTGTCAACCAAACACCTCCTCGTCCATATCTTCGTCATAAGCAGGAGTGCCATAAGGCAACTCCGCACTTGTCACGCCGTCGGCGACTTCCCACCCATAAGCATGGGCAAGATTCTGCGGCGTTGTGTAGAATCTCTTACTCGGGTTGTCGTAGTACAGAGCAAATTCCTTGTTGTTCGCACTACCATATCGGTCTTTGAGAACTTCAAGGACAACACTGCCTTTCATGGGCGGCGTAATGAACTTGCCGTTTCTGCCAACAACACCCTTTTTATCTTTAGGTGATACTCGGTACAGCGATATAACACGCTGTGCAAGGTTGGCAGCAGCAGCGACGCCCTGTAGGTCAAAGATGCTCATCTTGCGTACCTGCTCCATTTTCTTCGGGTGAATAACCACAAAGCAAGCTACATTCCATCGTTTTGCAAAGTCAATGATTTGTCTTATAAAATCTTCCTGCTTAGTCCACTTTGAGTTATCGTCGCACGACAGATCCACAGATGTGAGATTGTCGAAGAATACCGTTTTTACTCCAAGCCTTCTTACCGCACTCTCCGCCGTCGCGAGGAGGTCTTCGGTCTTATGCGAGAACGAATCTTTGTAGAAGTAAAGCTGTCCGCGATAATAGGAATTGATTTTTCTGTACACATCAGACTTGATTCTGTAATACTTGCCGTGTTCGCCCTGCACTTCTTCAAGCCCCCGCTGTCCTGCGTGAACAAAGTCAATCCAGTTTTTCAACGACGGGTTTGAAAGCTCTCCGCTGTATATAAAACAAGGATAACCCTGCTCTATAGATCGGCATACAAGCGTCGATATCAGAGAGCTTTTACCCGCAGAAGCTATTCCGGTTATGAGCGTTGTAGAACCCATATAGTTCTTGCCGAGCGCAGCGTCCAAATCTTCAAAGCCCGTTGTAAATCCCTCGACATCCGACATATCAAATCTCTTTACTTCGGTGTAATCGACTATCGCGGGAATCTCAGACTCTTTCGCGTTATTGATTACATCTCTGACCGCCTCTTTCCCCTCAAAGAACAGCAGTTCGTTTATGTCTTTTATGCGAACTTTCTCACCGTCTGTATTGGTGTGAGACAATGGGATTTCCGCAACCTTGACACGATATTCGCCCAACCTCGGAGCAACTTTCTTTATGTATTCCTCGCCGCTTCTGTCGTTGTCGTGGACGAGGATGATTTCTTCAAACTCTTGCAGAAAATCCCAGCACTCTTCAATCCACTTCGTATTCTGGTCGCCGCCGTTAATGCTTACGGAGTTGTAAAAACCGCACTCAATGAGTGCGGCACAGTCGCCTTCGCCGGTACATATTATCAACGGCTGAGTGGTATTTATTTTATTGATGTTGTAAAGGACATTACAGCAATCGCTGTTTTCGAGATACCATATCTTAAGTTCACCGTGAGGCACTGCGCGTGACTTGCGGACTTTACACATTACGAGCACGTCATTCAGGTCGAAATACTGGAACAAGGTGTTTCCTTTTTCGTCCTGCTGTATATTCAGATAATCTATTGTTTCAGGTGATATTTTTCTCTTCCGCCAATACTTATACACCTCTTCTTTGTTGTCGGCGTACTTGGGCTTGGGGTATTTGTATGCCCTGTCTTTTGTTCCGCGCTCTGCGAATGAATACTGTATACCCGCCTCATCAAAAAGCATCTCACACGCTTCAAGAAAAGTACACTTCTTGGATGTGATATAGGCATCTATGATGTCACAGGTAAAGCCACACGCAAAGCAATGAAAAGAATAAGTCTTGGGGTTATACGAGCACGACGGATTCTTGTCTATGTGTTCGGGGTTCGGGCAACACCCGACTCTTCTTGAGGGATTCCAGTTCGTAATACCGAGCAACTTAACCATAATCTCAGCATTTCTATCCCCTAATTTCTCTTTCGCTCTTTGAATATCGCTTTTTAATACCTGTATAAATCATCAACCTCCTTTACTTTATGCTACTTCGTTGCCGTCTCCCCACAGCATTTTAGTCTCATGTCGCACAGATATTGGCAATAAAAATCATCCGGTCGGCTTTCAAACTCACCGCAATCCCGGATTTCCTTTACCGTCTCCTGCATCCAGTTTATTGCTTCGTAATAGTCGTCAATGTTGAACTTGATATCTACATCTTTGCTGTTACGGAACATATGGAATCTCAGTAGATCGGGGAACTTACCATATCTCAGCTTGACATAAATTGAATATATGTATAACTGTCTCGCATACTTCTTCTGCTCGGCGGGGTTTTTAAATTTTGCTTTTGATTTCCAGTCGTGAACTACCAACCGTCCCGCCGAGTCTATGTATATAAGGTCTATAAAGCCCTGAATGATGAAGCTGTCTCTTCCGTCCGCCGCCGCAATTGGCTCCTCGAAGTGTTCTTCTACACCGAGTATCTCTTTCGCATCCACGCCCTCGAAGTTTGACAAAAACTGTACGCCGTCGTCGTAATATTTCTTACTCAAGTCGGTGTATTTGTTGGGTGGAAATTCCTGAGTTACGCGGTCGAAGAACTTATCTTCATATTCACCCAGCAACTCATACTCGGCAAGTTCATCTTTGCCCCAGCGTTCGAGCAGGGAGTGAACGAAACTTCCGTACTGTGCGAAAGCATTATTTTCTCCCTGCTCACGAGCTATATATGTATACCAATATTGCAACGGACACTGATGGAAAGAAGACAACTTAGAAAAGCTGTATTTTTCCATATACCTTATCAGAACGGCAGATCGTCATCGTCAGCAGTGACATCAACATTTGCTTTCTTTGTGCTCGCCTTTGCTTTCGGTTCAGAACTGCCGTTGGAAGTTGACTTAGACTCGATAAAGCAGACCTCATCAGCAAGGACATATGTCACGCTTCTGTTCTCGCCGTCCTTGTTTTTATACGAGTCTGTACGAATGGAACCTCTGACACCTATCTTGGAACCCTTGCCGAAATACTTTTCGATAAAATCGGCGGTTGAGTTCCACGCCCTGACACGGATGAAATCTGCTTCGTCTTCTGCGTCCTTTCTTTTGGGACGATTAACAGCTACAGTGAAATTCGCCACTCTGTTGTCTGTGTTACCGGCGGTTCTTATTTCTACGTCGCCCGTAAGTCTACCGATGATTGTTACATTATTCTCTACCATAAATAATTAATCCTCCTTATTTTTAAGGGCTACAAGCTCCTTATAAACATCTGTCGCTACCTCAAGGTCAGTTATCTTATTATAGTTTGCACTGCCCGAAACCGACTTGATTATATCTGAAATTATTTTCTTCGCCACACCACGGTCTGCAAGTTCTTTAGCGATTTTGTTAATGCTGTCTATAGCCATTTCTATCTTAGACTTCTCAGCCACAGGAACATCTGCAACCGGCTCTTCCTCTGCGGTGGATTTATTAACCGGCTTCGGAGCGGGGGCGTCGCCAGCGTTTGCCCAGTCAAACAGAGCCTTGCCGTCGCGCTCGGTCAGCACATCGTATCTGCCCTCGAAGAGGTGTGTATTATCTTTCTGAGCTTCCGCTATGTGGGTGTCCTGCGCGATATTAAAGGTTAGAGTGTAGTTGTACTCCGTGTTATCTCTCTGCTTGTAGCCCATACCGACTTTCTTAGGAACCTGTTTTCCGTTTCTATCCTCAAGAACATAAGTGTCCTTGCCTCTAACGGTGGATATAATATGTATAGGAGACTGAAGAACCTTTTCCATAAAGGCGTCATGTCTCGGAGTTACCTTACCCCAGTTGGTATAAGAATTGCCCGGCATCTTGTCGTGATAATCAACACAGTAATCCCACTCATGAGTTATGCTGTCGATAACAAGAGCCTTATATCCGCCGTCAACCGCATCCTCAATAGCCTGAATGTATTTCTCGGGAGTATACGGAGCCTGAAGCTGAAGGTCGTCGAAGTCGAACTCATTTGCGTAATATCTTATACGACCATTCTCCGTGTCGATTGCGGCAACTCTACCACCCGCAGCGGCGGCTATGCCCTTCGCCAGTCTCAGCGCCGAAAAAGTCTTACCGCTTCCACTTGGACCCGCGAGTAGCACCTTAAGCCAAATCTGTTCTCTTTTTGCTTTCTGAAATCCCATTTGTTTTACTCCTTTTCATTTTTATTATTAAAACCATTTCGGATTTTAACCGTAATTCTCCTCAACGCCTTCATCAAACACTTCGTTAATGAGGTTTATTAGATAAGTCTCATCAACCTTTTGTCCTTCCTCTCGTAGTGTGTTTACCTTATTAATAACAGCGCCAAAATACGCGCTATCAACCCCGATAAGCTGTTCTTCAAAAACATGAAGATTAGTAAGATCGAGAGCGTTAAGCTGTAGTATCATTTTGACATATTGTCCTGCATTTATATTCCATCCGCGCTTTAAAAACTTTCGCGCACGAATTACCGAGCAAAGCGGATATTTACTACCGATGTAATAGAGTTCTTTGTTAATAATAGCCTCAAGAGCTCTCGGCGGCATAACTAATGCGTTATTCCAGCTCGTCCAATATGAAGTACAATGGACGAAATCATAGTTCTTATGTATCTCTTCGGGTTCTCCGTAAAATCTAAGTACAATCTGAACTCCATTTTTTAGTGTAATAGCATTATTTGTAATAAATATCGGACTGTATGGCGGTAAGTCGTCAACCGAAATTTTAGTGCTCTTCTTCAACTCGTTGCCTATTAACGCCATCGCTCTGCGATATTGGGCATCAGTTTCCTCGTGAGGAATATAGTCAACGCCAACTGCTCCGACACTACGAACGAAAACACGCACCCTCTCATCGTCTCGTTTCTTATCGTTTTCTTTTAATACAGTCCATCTCTCTGACGATTTGTTCCAATAGCACCTCTGTACAGTAGGTTTTACGCCTTTATCATCAAGTTTATCCTTGACAAATTCAGTATATTTTTTGACATAATATTCCGCCACCTGTATTAACGCTTTTTCGTTTCTGAAATATACGTCATAATCATGCGGTTTCTCGTCTTGAAGAAGTGACACAATCGCACCGCCAGTTATAATAGCATTGTCGCTAATAGCATCTTTTATGGCTTCGTCATCAACACTCGACACCCAATCACCTATTTTTCTTTTAAGGTGTACTTTAATGTTTTTGCCCTGCATAGTTTCACCACCTTACAGTCCAAGTATTTTCTCGATGAACACAAGAATTGCTTTACCATAAAGACCAATCAGATTAAGAATGTTAAAAAGAAATGCGTCAATCATTATTGCTTTCCTCCTTTGTAAAATTTCTTCCTTCGTCCGATGCGTAGAATAGTTTTCTAAGCGAGCAGATATCACGCGGTATCGACTCTTTATCCTCTGTTTCTGCGTAAATTCGTTTAAGCCACGCATAATACTGATTCATTAATGACGTTGTAAGAGACGAAGTTTCCTTGCCATCAAGATGTCCGCGTCTAAGAACCTTGTAGGAAACGCCGCGAAGGTATTTCCAGAGATTATAGTAAGCAAGTTTAAGCTTAACCATATAACCGTCGGCATCTTCGACGACAAATCCCTCTATATGCCTGTTGTTATACAGATAATCAGGTGCTGTGACTGTGTAATACCAATCGAAGAATGTCTGCCAATCGTTAATTACGACAGCTCGCTCTTTGTGTTCGAGCCCGAACTTGTCTGCAACACTTATAAGCTCGTCATAACTGAACTTTTTGAACTTCAACTCGTTGTAAACAATATCAAGCAAGAAAAGATGATTTTCCGGATAATCAATTATGTGTGGATCTCTCTGCATATCAATACACTCAAACACAAATGTTACATTGTTCTCCCTTGAAAATTCTTTCATTTTCTGCTGTGTATCAACAGGGATTTTCTTATCTATCATCTCTTTAAGCCACGATGCATAATTACCATCCGGATTAGATTTCGTTGTAACAAACAGCGAATCATCTATCTCGTTATATGAAACTAACCCGAGAAACCCGTTTTCTTTAACATACGCAGTTACAGGAAACTTAAGCTTGTGCTGTAACATATCAAATTTTGTCTCCGGTCGCTCGTTTACATTAAAGAACTTTGTATAGCCTCTTGCGACTATTTTTCCTTTGGGAATGTTGATATACAAACCTCGTGCCCTAATCGTCTGCTCATCCCATATCTTGTCAAAGAAAGCCTGTTTTGAGAAGTTAAAAGACGAGATATCACCGAACTGCTTCTCGACTACCTGCTTATTACCTCTCAGAGCCAGAATAGCATCTGCAACAGACTCGTTCTTTTTTATCTTTGCAGTATAATCAATTCTCTCTTCAGTCGGTAAATATATATTGTTTTTAAACTCGCTCACCTTTATCTCATTGCCAACAAAACTAACAACTCTTATAGAGCCTCCAAACTCAACATTCCCCTCAAGATTGAAGGCTCTGCAAGCCTGAATGGGATTTCCTTTAAGATTTCTGTGCCCATGCACCTGATAAGCGTCAGTGTTTTCACAGAAAGACTGATCAACAACATCGGCGTCGCTATAATTCCCGGAGCCTTTAATCATTTGGTCGGTAGCTACCAGCGTGAGATTGTTGGGCAGCGTACTAAGACCACCGTGTGTAGCCAATATAGTTTTGCCACGATATATATAATAGGCGCATTGCCCGAAACTTCTGTAAAGTTTGCGAACATCCTTTTTAGTAAAAGAAGCGCTTTCAAGCTGAGCTCTTGTATGCATCTCAAACTCTTTTGACCCGGTAGTTCCGTCATTAGCCCAAACCCACATATGTTTCTCATGATTTCCCTCTATGAGATATACATTCGGTTCTTTATAGATGCGAAGAAGCTCCTTTACTACCTCTGCATTTTCAACTCCTCTGTCAGTATAGTCTCCGCAGAACACAAACAGCTCATTAGGTTTCTCAGTTACATCCCCGATTGCTTCTTTGAGTGCCGTATAGCAGCCATGAACATCTCCAACAAAGTGAACCGCATCGTATTTCGAAACATCCATAGGTTTGAACCACACTCTTGAAAGTTCATCCGGTTTTATAACGGTTATCCCCGACGGAATTTTCTGAGTAGCGAAACGAGCGTACATATTGTCGATTGCCGTTTCAGGAACCTGTTTAACTATAGGTCGCATTTTATTTCGCCTTTTGGTTTCCTCAATAGGAATGTCGGTAAAGTCTACACAATAAATCCTATAGCGATAACGGTTACAAAGCTCCGCATAGCGCTTCATCTCGGAAGTTTTGGAGTTCGTCGCGTCAATAACGGTGAACTCTCCTCGCTCCATTCGAGACTCAAGAATCTGAAAGAGTGTCTTCCAGACCTTAGTGTCATTTAACTGACTTATACACTCTTCACCACAAACATTTAAAGTGGGCGAAGCGTACATCAACCTTATCTCGTCGGCGGATAGTGTATAGGGTTCAAGTCCATTTTGTTCAATCCATGTTGACTTACCACACCCAGCACTACCGCGCAACAACAGTAATACCCTCATTCATTCCCTCCTTACTTTTGAATCATTATCGAACTTCCATCGTCGCCGGTCATCACACTCGGGAGCTTTCCGTCCCACCTCTCTATGTATTTTTCTTTAAGAATCTTATCCGTCAGAGACTTCTCAAGAGTGTCATTTGCTTCAGCTTCAGCCTTAGATTTTATAAGCTTCGCCTCTGCGTCTGCCTTTGCCTTATCCACAGCCTTTTTATTTTCGATTTCCTGCTGTTCTGCCGCAAGCTGAGCCTGCTGTTTTGCTGCTATCGCCGCCTGATATGACTCGTCAAAGTCAATGTCGTTTACCGTCACTTTGAGTATCGCAACAACATCCTCGCCGTACTTCTCGTCTATAGAAGCCTGAAGATTTTTCATTATCAGAGGCTCAACTATCGAGCGGTTCGTCGCGTCGGTATCGCTAAGCACTTTGCTACTGGATTTAATAGCCGAAGCAACTATGTTTTCGGACACCAGAGATTTTTTGTAATCCGAGACATTAGCGTAGATCCACGCCGACCTGTCGGGGTTAATCTGATAAGTAACGGTCACGTCTGCGTAGTAAATTGCTGTTCTGCTTTCAGTCTCCGACCAGATTTTGTCGCCGCCGAACTGCGCGTCCTGCTGTTTGTTATTTACGAGCTTTATGCTCTGAACAATGGGCACTTTCCAGTTGAAACCACTATGTACAGGCTGGTCGCTTATCTGACCGAGCGTCGTTCTCACTCCCGTATATCCGGTCGGCACAATAGCCGCTGAAGCTGAGAGTACAAACAGACATATCGCCAACACAAAACTTACTATAGGAATTGCCACCGGAATGTCGTCTCCGTATTCTATCTCTTTGTAAGCTAAAATCACACCTACAGCCGCAAGAACCGCAGCTATAACCATCATTACAATATTAAATATCATTTGATTTCCTCCCTGATTTTATATCCATCTAATTTTCGGTTCGCCCTTGAACCCCTTTTCCCAAATAAACCACGCATACGATATTGCGCTCGACTTTATTTTGCTAAAATCGCCGTTTGGGGCACACTTCATTCTGTCTGAAAAAACATATACATATTTTGGCGGATTCTCACGAAAAAACTCTCTTCGTCCTTTGCTTTCGAGAAAAGTAGTTTTTAGGAACATCGCTATCTTAGTTGAATCCATAGATATCTCCAAAGCTTTCTCTATGAATTTCTTGGCACGTTTGTACGGCGGGTTTGTGATTATATCGCGTGATATACACTCAACAGGGGGAGCAACACTTAAGAAGTCCGCCACATATGTATTTGGACAACCCCTATCCACAATGTCACTCGACAGAACGTCGTAGCCATGAGCTTCCAACACTTTTGATATGTGTCCTCCACCACAACAAGGTTCCCACACATAGTGAGAAAATTTCTCTCTTTTCAGCAGCTCTTCAACTGCCTTCGGGTCAGTCGCGTAGTAGTCGTCGTCTGCCCTGTTTTCGTTTGAGTGGTTAGACGCCCCGATAATTTTGTACACAGAGTTTGCATCGCCGCTCCAATCCTGAGCCATTTCATCTCCCCTTTTCATTTTCATTTTTCAAATCAAAACCCGATTCCTTTTAGTCTGGAATTTTCCAATCATCATCCCTAACCCGAAACGCATCTCCGCACCACACGATATCCGGGTAATTTGACATCGCTATTTTTTGCGCATAAGGGTCTATTTCATAAGCATAATACTTGACATTCGTAAAGCCCATTTTATCCAAGCAATACCGACCGGTTGCTATACCGTCGTAAAGTGACAAGACTACAAGCTCTTCGTCTCTCGGGATGTCTTTAAGAGCATGATTCAAGATATGTATAATAACCTCTGCCGTCCACCCGTTGCCGATAGCACGATATCGCTGAGTATCACTAACTCCGCTCGTATAACCGTCCGGAAGAGTTTGCAGTCTTTCACATTCTAACGGTGTAAGCTTTCGTATAAGGTAATAGCCATCGGCGAGCTCAATCGGGTATTGTTTGTCCTTGATAGTTATAAGCCCATCTCTAACCTCATAAACGGGGAGTTCCTTTCCTTTACCGCCAACAGGAACAGCATACAATCCAGTTTTTGCGCCGACTCCGCCGCCTTGTCCACAAAGCGTAGTTGCTTTTCCGTCGGGACTATATACACGATATTGTTTGCTGTCGTGCGACTTATTTTCTACATTGCTCTCTATAGTTCCTATGCGTATCGGCATTGCAACCGCAGTTGCGGGATAACCTCCATTTGTAACAAAGTTAGCCATAGAGCTATGATGATATTGAGCCTTAACAGTCCTTGCTTTGCCGCCGGCGGTAGTGTTGATTGGTACAACCGATTCAAGCCTATAATAATTAAACTGGTCGGTAGCCCGGTCAGTCTCAAGTACAGTGCGTAACAAAATTCCTCTGTCTTTCGGTTGTTCTATGTCGCCAAAATTCGTAACATAAAACCTCTCACGATGTTGTGCCGAAACCAACGCGCTATTTATATGCGTAAGCCGGACTGATGAGTCTTTGCCCCCACCAAGAGCAGAGTAAATCGCGTCTTTTATCGACTGAGCCGCCGACTTGTTATTCTCATATAAAAAGATGTCGGGCTGGAATTTATCTTTCGCTATCCGATAGTTCTCGAACAGCTCCCAACCGACACCTTCAGGCAAAACTTCTCTTCCGTTTTTCTGAGCGATACTCCACTTAGTACAAGGACTACCGCCTATAAGAATTTTAATTATGCCGACTCTACTCCTCTCGCGCTTGACAAAAACTTATTAATAAGGTAGGTCTGACCCTTGCCCGTAACCTTTGGAGTCTTCGTAATATCTACCGTGCCGTCGGGTCGATAATAGGTTGATATCTTAACCTCAAATAACCCCAAATCCATAGATTTCTGTGTTGGCATATTTCGTCTGTCACCCGACTTTATCAGATAGTCGTTCATTCTCAGCCACGAGAAGAGACGATTCTGTTCAATATCGACGCCGTTCTGCTTTATAATCTTCGCAAGGTCGCCGACTGGAATAGATGTCTTCGAGCCTTCTACTGCTTCGGCAAACAGCACCTTCGGAGCCTGAGCCTTTAGCTGATTTGCCATTCGTTTTGTTTCGTTGAGCATAAGCGTAATAGCTTCTCGCCCATATGTATTGCAGTCCGCAAAGTAGTAATCGACGAACTGTTTCGTATCGTTTACATAGCCGCCTGTTTTGCGGATTGCTGGAAGCACTTCCGCCGTTACCCAGCGCTTGAACTCTTTGGCTTTCGGGAGTTTGCTTGAGAGGATAAGGCTGTAAAGACCTGACTCGTTGATGATTATGGGTTTTTGCTCCCTACCGATGGAGTCACGAATCGTTACCCCATCGGTTTTATCTTCATCGTCTACGTGGTCGCCGATTGCTTTTCGCGGATTACTATATCCGAGTATCTCGGCGACATCCTTGCCGACGAAATACGGCTCGCCGTCGATCTCCAAAGCCCTAACATTTCCAAGCTCTTCGTTCGTAAATAATGTCATTTTATTTTCCACTTGATAAATCATTTCCTTTCCTTAATTTGTTTTCTATCTGTTCCTTATATCTTTTGAATCTCGGCAAAATCGAAACCCTCAGCTCGTCGTCGAGTTTATAGTAGATTGCTATTGGTTCGCCACACTGACTGCACCGAGCAACATAGCCGACAAACTCTATGTTGTTTACACATTTCCGAGACACAACCTCGTGAGCTATTAGAGTGAGAAGCTTAGACTTCCTCATTTCTTCTCCTCCTATACTTCAAAAGCTCACTGCCATATTTGCTTCTCACATATTCCCTACGGCTAACTCCGTATTTCTTCTGTATGTATCTGTCTACAAACTGCCTTTCGTTGTAGAGTTGCTGTTCGGTCTTGTAGAACCGGCACCCGCCATATTCGCACAGCTTTTCTGTAAGCACAGCACAACAGCTTCCTCTGTCCGCAAAACATTTATGTCTATTCATAAAGTCCTCCAAATTCATCCAAGTTTTTCAATACCCTTTTCGTGTAGTGAGTAGAGTGAATATCCTGTTTCCATAGGCGTTTTGCTCCACCCTCGCCGCAGTTGTAAGCCATCAGCGCATCTGCAAGTGAATAGCGCTTCAGATACCCGCTAAGGATGTACACGCCGCTTTCGATGTTCTGTGCTGGATCGAATAAATCTGTGATACCCAACTCGTCTGTAAGCCACGATACATTACAAGCGTTGATTTGCATCAAACCGTAGTCGTTGGTTGCGCTAATCAAAGTCGGATTAAAATTGCTTTCCGTTTTGATAACCGCCTTGATAAGAGCCGCCGGGACACCGTACTTCTCGGCAATCTCGGCAATTATTTCGTCGTATTTTGTCTTTGAATCGGTGGGTCTTTGTTGCTCTGTGGTAGAGGCGATTTCTGTTCCGGATTCAATTTCCGTTTTCAAATCCAAAACCGATTCGTTTTCAGTTTCGATTTCAATTACCTCTGCGCTCGGAGCTTCTACCGGCAAGGCATTACCGACCATAAGAAACGCTCCTATGCTCAGCACCAGAGCAAACGAAAGACCTTTTATTATTTTTGAATTTGACTTATACATAGGCATTAATTGTTATGTTGTAAATGTCTCTGTCCGTGCCAAAGTCGAGTATGTCCTCTATGTCAGAGGCAAGTCTAACTTTCTCGACACGATATGTATGATCGAAAGGCGTTGTACTGCGTCCGCGATTCTTAACGCAGTTCCATATATCCCAAGTAGAGACGCCAATCTCTTCGGCGAGCTCTCGCATTGTGTCGCCCATAGCAAACGGAAGCTCATAATCGTCGTCGTCAACGGCAATGTAAACAATTTTAGGTTTCTGCACAATAAGTTCCTCCTATTTTCTCGTTGACATTCAACCGCCCTTGTGTTATAATGACAATGGCAGGACTATGCCCCTATAAAAACACGCCAGTGTTTAGTATAAGAGCATACGAATGTCGTTCCTCCTCATCGAATTGGGAAGCCGTCGCCAAACGCTTTTACCCTTTCGTGGGGAGTCTTCTTTTTTTTTAGTCTTCTATTCCGCACAAAGACCGTATTTCTTCTACCGCATCAGTTATTATATCAAACTGTTCGCGGACATCTTCAACAAAGTCTTCTGCGTCCATGTGTTTTTGAGAACCTTTCAGATTCTCCGCCCAACCATCGAGTCGATCCTCTTCGTCATCTAAGATGTCGTTTGCAAATTCGACCCTATCGTTTATGTATCGAGCAGCTCTCGCGAGTGCTCTCTTGTTCTTACGAGTCAAGTATATCACCTCACTTTGTTGATTTACCAAAAACTATGAAAATAATTTACGCAACTTGTTTTTCAAACATTTCTTTGCAAAGCTCGTAAATTTCATTATTGGAGACCTGTTTTGAAGTAACCAGCTCGTTTATATCTGTCTTTCCGAGGACGAAATCTGACACCGCCTTTCTCGCTTCGTCGTATCTGAGGATTGTGTCTTTGAGGTAGCTCATCGTAATTCTTACATCTGAATGTCCGAGCATACCCTGTAAGTCTCTCATAGCATAATCATTCGCACCGCCGTCGTGACAACACAGCACTATATTGGCAAATGATTTCCTCATGGTGTGAGACGAGATGTGTATCGGCAACCCCGCTTCCTTTCCCGCGCTTTTGAGATATCGTGAATAGCTTTGCTCCTGTAGTCTCCCGCCGTTGTTCTTCGAGAAGATATAATCATCGGGAGAACAGTTGCGTCCGCCGAGCCACTTGCGATATTCTGTAAGCGTTTCCTTTATCGCATCGGATATGAAACACCGATTGATTTTAGATGTCTTGCTCTCGACTACGGGTATACGGTCTCTGAACTCGCCGTCGTCGTCCATGATCCAACCCCATTTTAATTTAACGAGGTCGCTTGCTCTAAGACCGAAGCAAATGCCGCAACGGAACATAGCCCAGTTTCGTATTCCCATTCGTCCTGTGTTTTTGAGCTTATCCAGTACAACACACATTTCATCATAGGAACGAATCGAATCCGCCGCATGAGCTACCGGAACGCCATCCGATTTTACACCGGACAACAGCCGCTCTTGCTTTTTCTCTTGTTCTAATCGCCGATTTGCTTTTCGCTCCTTTTCTGAAAATTCATTTTGAATCCGATTTGTTTCCCACAAGGATTTATATCTATCTCGCTCTTCTGCTGTTTCGCGGAGGAGCTTTTTTAGTCTTGCGTTCTGGGCTTTCAGACTATCAATAAGTATGTCTTTATTAACATCAACACTGGTTATCTGACCCAATTCTGACGCTCCTTCCAAGCATTATACACTCGATTGAAATTGCCCTGAATACTGATAGGATAACCGCGGTAACCCTGACGCCTTATCTCACGCTCTGCAAGAAGCTCAATCCACCAGTAAAGTACCTCTGGATCGCTCTCAAGAGCTGGAAGATATTCTTCCGGGAAGTGAGTGTTATCGCCTCTGTGCCATTCAGATTCATATTTATCTCTTAAATTTCCCCTCATCTCCGGAGGCGGTGCGGGATTTGCCGCAATGCGCTGCCGCTCTCTATCTATTTCGTCCCAACGCTCTTTAACATCGGCTCCAACAAACACCGCCGAAGCACCAATCAGACCAAGAAATGAACCCAAAAATCCCATTTTACAAATTTCTCCTTTCATTAATCGAACTTTAGTCGAACATTTGTTCCGTTTACATTTTTTATTATAGTCCTAAAAAATTCTCTTGTCAACAGGGAATTTTTTCCAGTTGTAAGTTGTCACTTTTATCGGACACTCAAATCATTTTCCTTTATGAGGCGAGCCGCTATGACAGGACTTAGCTTAACCGTCGGCAAAGTAATTTTGCTTGCACCATTGCTCCAAGTTTGATGGCTACCGCAACACCTCACCTCCTTATAGCCGTTATCCCGTAAAATTCTCTTGAACTCTTTTACTTTGAATTGAGTCAATCTGACATACACACCTCCACAACAGCATAATTTCCAAACTGTTCACACTCCTTATCGAATAGATAATTTAATAGCTCTGCAAAGTCATTTCCTTTTCCAGCATATCCAAGCTTATTTGCGCTGTCCCGAATTGATTTCATCTTAGGACACGACTCGCAGCTATGTATTGAGCAGAGCTTGCTTCCGATACCGGAACAAGCCACAAACTCATTTCCATTTTTCGTTTTTGCCACTACTGTTTGATGTTCCATTTTTCCCTCCAATTAACAGCCGCACACTACTTTTATTTTTCTTGTTATATCCGTCATAACCGATTCGTCGGTGATTTTACCCACTCTCCTTCCTAATCTCGATTTGTCCACAACTCTCAACTGCTCACATAACGCCTCTGATTCATCTCTTACGCCCTGCTTACTTGTTATTTTGACGTGCGTCGTCGCCATAGACGGTTTTATTTTTGTCGATAAAGGCACGATAACCGTCGTCGGCGAGTGGGCATTTCCCACATCGTTTTGCACTATAATCGCAGGTCTTGTGTTCCGTTGCTCAGACCCCACTCCGTCCAGCGAAACCAAGTAGATTTCTCCTCTCTTAATTATTTTAATCTTCCTCTCCCATATTATTTTTTACTTACGATAGCTCAGATGCTATCATACACCTCAACGATTTCTATTCCTAACTTCCGTATAACAGCTTCGGTGAAATTGTTTTTCATTTTCTCCTGAAGTCGAGTTTTACTTGTACTTCTACCATAGATTACTCCATGCTTGTCCATTATGTAATAGTATATTTCTTCAGCCATTCTGTACCTCATCTCTAATTGCTTCTATTCGGTACGGCTCGTTGTACCGAATACCGTCTATTATCTCATCAACAAATTCATCATCAGCGAGCGACATATTAGCCAACAGATCAATAAGCTCGATAGCTTTATCACAGATTTTTACTTTGATATTCATTTATATTCTCCTTTAACTTTGCTATAATTGTTCTCATATTTCCGCCTTCGTTTCCTTCGGGATATTCACATACACATTATACCCCGTTCCATAATACCCATTATCTTCACCCTCGTACTGGACAAGATTTATCTTTTTGTCCTCCGCATAAACGAATAGACGGTATATATCGCAACACGAATTGTCGCTATAGTCTATACAAGCCTCGACATTAGTAATAACATTATCGCAATTATTCAAGGCTACGAGATAATACCAACCATTGCCACACCCACCGCAACCAAGATTTCCTTCCGTGTAGAGCTTCACTCCGTTATCGAGGGTTAACTCGGCGTTTTGATCGTCTCCTTCGACCTTAACCACTTTATGGAACAAAAGCAAATCTCTCATCTTCTGCTCAAAGTCATCATCGTCCGAATGTGTATAAAACTCGCCTCTCTGTATCATATCTTTATTACCTCCTCTTTATACTTATCCTTGTCGCTCATTACCGCCGATATCGCCGCCGCACACGGCTTCCAACAATTACCGTTGTGTGCGCAGTTTTTGCAATATGTTCCCAACACTTCATACACCGTCATATCACGCTACCTCCGAATTTGTTTTAAATTCGCTAAGAGCTTTCACTACAGCTTTGTATGTATCGTTCTCTACTGCCTTATCAACCTTACTAAGCAGCTCTGCGTTAAGAGCGGCGAGTGCTTTCATCCTTGTGTCATATTTTTTAGGAATCCTCATACCGGAAGCAACATCGGTTACATACCATCCGTCACTCCGCTTATCAAAACCAAATTCGATTTCTCTTCCTCGTGGAGTTCTTACTACCTGTCCATAACCGCTAACCCGCTCAAAGTGATTAAGGGTCTTAGGGTCGTTTCTGTTAGATATCGCTGTGTAAAAGTCAAGTTTATACATTTTCATTTACCTCCTTTATATCACCGTCTATTAGCCGTTCAGCCGTCATAGTGTCATACTTAATACCCGCACACGCAAACTCGGGATTGTGTCCCACCGCATCCGCCGATACCCAAACCAACCACCTATTAGCAGCTTCTCTCTTCGCCATCTCTTCGTTGTCTGCTTCAATCTCATATGTAACTCGTCCTGAATAGTTGAACTGTACAAGATACTCCATTTCGTTTCCCTTTCTTAAATAAAATCTACTATGAGCATACTGTCACCCATAACCACATCAGAGCACCTTAGTGTGTCTAATATCGTTTTCTCAATAGCTTCGCCTGCGTCTTGATAGCACCACGAATCTTCCCATATCGAGCAAAATGACGCGCACCCTCCGCCATAATAATCTGAGAACAGTATTAGGTCTGCGGAGTTAAACCCCGTATCTACAGCCTTTATTCCATACCAGCCACAATTATCATCGCGCAACTCGTCAAAGCTTTTGTTCGCGTTCTCAGAGTCTATTACAGCGAAGTCACAATCCGGAAATCGACTACCCTCACGAATACATCTACGCGCCCTTTCTCCGAGATAATTACTCAGCTCGCTTACTGTACAAACTATTCTCATTTCAATACTCCTCCGGCAACAGCATGGTCGTCACATTACCCTCGTCGCCGAAGTCTGTGATTATCCAAATCTCGCCCTTACTTGTGTTATATGCGGCGAGCGTTTGTCCATCGCCTACCCGAACCGCCTCGTCGTTTAAAGCCTTGTCCTCTTCGGGGATATCACCCCAATCGCACTTTGTGTATCGCCCGAAAGCGTCGAGCAGCTCCTCGCAAATTTTACCGTCGCCGAGTATATTTGCTATACCCTGCGTCATGACCTGCATTCCTAAATCAAATTTCAATTCCATTCCAAATTCAATTCCTCTCTGTTAATCACACTCAACAAATTCGCCATTTCTAAGAGTGTACCAAGTATCAGCCTTAATTACCTTTCCATCTACGATTACCGCCTTGATATTGTTTAGTGGATATACGTGACCGTTCCAATCACCACGCTCCACAAGGACGATCGCTGAGCCAAGACTGGCTTTTGCTTTAGAATAACGACCTGTTGCTATCGCAACGGACCCTCTATTTGTCACTTCCGCTGCAGAGCCATCACCTACATTAATTGCTGCTGACTGACGACCTGTATTTTTTGCTATTGATAGTTTACCTGTATTCGTTGCTACTGAGTGAATGCCTATACTCATAGCCGCTGACCAACTACCTGTATTTACGGCGACTGATTGATAGCCTGTATTTACTGCCGCTGAATAAATGCCCGTGTTCGTTGCTGTTGACAAGTCGCCTGTGTTCATTGCTGCTGAACTCTCACCCGTATTTACTACTGCTGAATAACTACCCGAATTTACTGCAACTGACTGGCTACCTGTATTCGTTGCTGTTGACAATTCTCCTGTGTTTTCTGCGACCGATTGGCTACCTGTATTTACTGCTGCTGATTGATCACCTGAATTTATTGCCGCTGACTGACAGTCCATATTTACGGCTGCTGTTTGGACAATCGTATCTATGACGGCTGACCGAAAACCTATATTTGCGACTGCATCATCTTTCTGGTTGATTTTATTGAGGATAAACGAAATGCCAGCCTGTATAAGTCCTTGAAGTCCAAGTTCGGCGCCAACCTTTATTTTTGTAGAAGCAACTTTAAAGCTATCACCGCTTTTGGAAAGCGTTCCGCTCTGCTCTACTTCGCAATATCGATGCCCGTTACACGGAGGATAATACCTAAATACTTCTAAAGGATTCTCACAAGCATGAAATCCAGTTTTACAAATCTGCGCGTCTTTTTCTTCATAAGCTTTTCCCACTTCGTATTGAAAATTTCGACACTTTAAGTCTTTGTCAAAACCTTTATATGCTTTCACTTTTACCTCTCCTTTCTGTTTGTTATTTTTTTGTTTCAGCATTTGTCTTTGTTTGGGCAAGTATCACAATCGTAACGGATCCAATGTCCATCGCTGTCCTTACCCATACAATCACTCTCGCCTTTGAGTTTTACATATATGTCATATGCTTCGTCTGTCTTGTCGTCTATGGATTCATAATAAAAATCATAGTTTTTGTCTACACAGTTGTCGCTCCAAAACACACCAACATTACAACCGCGATCCTCATCAGCCCATTCCCCTTCAAACCTAATATCGTTTATGCAACATATCTCTGCAAGCTTATTGAGTACGGGTATAGGGCAGCTCCACGCCGTATCAAACCACAGCGTATTCTTGTTGTCGAGTGAGGAGTATTGCGCATTCCATTTCGTGCCCCAATTCGCCACACTCCAATCATACCAATTATTTGAGCCGTACAGCCCCATCGCTCTCTTGTCTAAATCACCGCGATAAATGTTGTCGGGCATTGGAATAATTTTGTTGAAATCAATTTCAGACCCATTTCCTTTTATGTACTGAAGAACCCTGTCTATATTCTCCTGATTTCCGTGAAACACAATTCGATTTGTTACCCAATTTGGCATTTTAATTCTCCTTTTTTGAATTAATATTATCGATAATCAAACATGGTTACGCGCCTCTTCTTATCACTTCATAGTTTTTAGGGATTCTGTTTACCGGCACATATGTATATTCATTTAAGTTCATCCAAAACGGACGACTAAACTGATACGCAGCCGGATGCTTTACTAACCGTTTTTCAGTACCGTCCCACAGAGTAAATTTGATTTCACTTCCGATTGGCAGATTGCTGAGTGCGTCTGGACTCTTTTTCTTTTTTATATTCTCATAGCAGCGCTCTCGCCATTCCTTTGCCCACTCATACTCCGTAGGGGTAAGCACATCAAGTATTCCTTTCGGACAATCATAGTAACCGGGACCAGCGCTCTCATCCATATCCTTGTAAGAAAAGTTAAAATAGTCTTTGTTGTTAACGGACGTGAGCATCACCACTCCAAAAACGCTTTCCTTTTCGGGCTTAGCTCCCGTTTTGAAAATGGTTTTCTTTACAGCAGCATAGTAAGTAGAGCCTACCATAGCAGATTTGAGCACTTCATATCTCCCCTTATTGCCTACCATATCGCAATTCATTATGCTGTCGCACTCTGCTTTTCTATCTATTTTGCCGTTCTTATAGAACGACGCATGATAACTTGTCCATCCCATTTTAAAATTCCTCCTTGTAAGAAATGTTAAAATAGTCTTTGATTACTTCTTCAATTACATTATTGTTTTTGTCCATCCAGTATGTATTCGCGCCCAATTTTTCTTTCTTATACCCTTTGCTTAACATTTGGTATTCCTGCTCCGCTACTGGGTCGTGCCATTGAAGTCCTCTTGCCTTATAGAGCGGAATCCAGTGTGCATCGTAGAAATTATAACCCGCTCCGTCTATGCCAAAGAAATATCCGAACTCGTCAGATTCGTAAATTCTAAACCCGCACTCCGACATGATTTTGATTCCATCTCCGTCTTCAAGCCACCAATCATCTGCGGAGTCGCCAAACGACCACATTGTACCCCACATTGGAAGAGCATCATCATATACTACTTCGAACTCTTGTCTGTAAGCTTTAACTGTCTCAAAGGTTTCAAGTTCAATCGTATACACAACACCATCATCTTTATTATCTACGCCTGTAATTTCTCCGTCTCCACTTCCTTTGAGATCCGCGTAAAAATACACACTATCGCCAACCACAGGTTCAGTCACCTCGTGGATGTCCCCGTCGCCGATGTTCATCAGCTTCTCGATCATGCCCTGCGGGATTGCGTTCATTTCGTGAACCCAGCGTTCAGTTGCATCTTTGATTGTTAAGCCGTTATTCATTTTAACTCTCCTTTCCTTTTATCCTTCAACCTCAACCACAAAACTGTTGTCCGGATCCATTTTACAAGGCACTCCATTTGCGCTTATCGCCACATATTCAAACAATGGAATTACCATTAAGTATTCGGAGTCGTATACATATACCGTTCCCGAATCATCCACAAAGAAATCATCTATCTCCTCTCCGACGTCAATCCAGTCACCGTCTGACGATTGAAGGTATGCGTCGTCTGGTATAAGTGACACTTCCTTGGACACAGGCTTGACTTTACTCTTAGATTTGGATTTGTTTTTGCTGTCATAGTAGTCATAATTATCGTACCATCCGCCGTAGCACCAATTTTCGCTATCCCAACTTCTATCGCGCACGAACTCCTTCCATTCAAAAAAGTTTCCGTTCTCGTTTGTTATAAGCTCTTTTGCTCTTTCTATCTGCGCGTACATCTGGGGAAGAGAAACAAATTCGTGCTGAGTGTGAGCGTTGTAATATCCACACGACAAATTAACGGCAGCACACCCGAGTACCGGCGCTATATCCACTATGTCCGAATAAGAACCGTAGTCTCGCTTAAATCCGTATTTTTCTACCGTTTCAGCAAACACCTCGTTATCAAGCTCATAATAAACCGCGTCCCTTTCGTGCGCTCGGTCAAATTCGATTATGAAATTGATTTTTGGTTTTATTCCACTCGCGCAAAACTTTCCCGCACCCACGCCGCCGATTTCCTCATCCTCCGTAAAGAGCACATGACACCGCAGTTCTTTGATAATTTCGAGAATCATAGTGATACCGCACCTGTCGTCTCCACCTATACCATACGGCGACATCATTATACTTTTATCTTCCGACATACAAATGATATCAGGAGTCCGTTTGTGTACGGTGTCCATATGAGCGACGAGCAAGACCGGAACCTCGCCCGCCGCGTATACAAACCCGTCTCGCGCCACCGGGTCATACCCTCTATCTCTGAGGCTACACACCAGCGCAGCCTTGAGCTTTTCCTGCGGAAACTTGAATATATTAAGCAATTTCATCTTCGTTTTCCTCTTCCTTTCTATTCATGAAATCTTCGTAGCAGTCGCGGCAGAGAATCTCGTCAAGCTCGTCCACATACATAGCCTCGTTTTTCCATTCATAATCTCCACACTTGTCGCAATAAACTACTTCATCATCAAACGCTGCCTCACACATCGTGTACCACTCGCCGTTTATTTCCACTTCCTGTTTAAAATCTTCACCTCTGTAGCTATATCTGACCTCCCACTCCTCGTGAATTTCACACCAGAAGCAACAATCCTCGCAGTACCAATCGCCGTCTATTTCGTGCATATCGTCTTGGTCGTAATGACACCCGCATCTTTCACAACGATTAAAGGCTGCACAACAATTGCACTGCAACTCACGACAGTCATCATCCCCGTAATAAGAACGCTCATCACCGCAGTCCACGCAGTAGGATCTGCCGCCGATTTCAATTCCTTCATTGATTTCATCTTTAAATTCCTTGTTATACGACATAACACACTCAAACGGGAATTCTTCATAGTCCTTGTAGTGGAACGAGTCATCATATGTATTGATATCGGGCCACTCGTCACCGTTAAGCTTCTTCCACAGATTCGGCACTCCGAGGCAATTCGATATTATATCCTGCACCACGGCGCGGTAGTCTTTATAATCCTCGCCCTCCGCGTCGCAACCCTTCGGGTACAGACGAGACTGTAGCAGATTTCCATTTTGATAGAAGAACATCTGTCTTGTTATCTTCGGCTCAAAGAACCACTGATTTCCATTGTAGTCGCTCGACAGCGTATAGAAAACCATACTTGTGCCGTCGTTAGAGTAGCTCAGGGTTCCAGCCTTATAGCAACCGTTATACGCACCGCTGCTGTTTATGAAATGACAACTCGACCACGAATTTCCGTTTGACATCAGCAGGTAGTCGCAGATGTTCGCACTCAAAACTGTAATCCTTTTTATTTTGAGCGGGTTTGTGTCGTCGGCTACCTTCGCGAACAGCTTGTTATAGCTCTGATAATCTCTTGACCCCTCTTCGTGCTCATCAACAAACTTCGTTGCATCGATTTTCTTGTCACCGTTTACGGGGTAGTCTTTGTATATCGCATTTATAACGCGACTGCGTTTCATTCCTGCTTTTATCTCTCTGTAATACCCGAGTGAATTTATTCCACAAGCCTCGTCCTCGCTGATTTCCTTATCGGCTGAGTCCCGTATACATATAAGTGCTCGACGTCCGCTGTAATCTCCGACAACTTGGTGTTTCGCTAACACATTTGCTATATAATCCTGAAGCGCAATAAAATCTCGTCTGAAAACCCCTCCATTTGCCTTTCTAACTTCGTCGCGCAGAAACACAACCGCTTTTGCTTCTTCATTCCAATTTTCGTGTTTCCGCAATATCTCGAATATAGGCTGCTTCGCGCTATACCACTCCTTGACATTTCTCTCGATTCCGTAACGAGTGTAGCTATTATCTATACCTATCTCTCGAAAGATGTATTCTACCTTATTGGTGTAATATTCTATCTCGTCGGCGTCCGTCGGGTAGTTTTCATTAAAGATTTCGTTTTCCTTTTTGAAACACATTTCATTTTCCTCCTTAATTTTCAAAGTGTAATATATTCGCGTTCTGATGCGGGGATGATTGGGGTCGCGGCCGTTTCGAGTTGAAGCATATTGGGGTCTGCCCACAAACAATGTCCGTATCTACCGCGTCCGTTGCCGTCGTGGGCGTTCGGAATAAGGTTGTCAAACTGTATAAGAATGAGGGCGTTGTTGGGATCACCAATGACCACCCCGCGCTCGCCTCGGGTGCTGTAATGCCCGTCAACCTCACCACCGCACACAATTCTATCGCCTATTTTAAATATCATTTCATTTTCCTCCTTAATTTAGTTTTACCGAAAATAAATGCTGATCGTACCAAACCGCGCTGTCCTCTCGCGTTGCTTGTAAAACTTCTTCTTCGTTTCATTATTAACAAATTCAATTTCCGATAACGGTAGAGGACAATTACAGAGGTCAAGAACTTCGTTAGGGGCAATCCCGTAGCCATATTCCGCATACATCATTTTTGAGCACCCTACATAATGTACGCACTCCGAACAAGGCAATGTGTTTTCACAACCCTTATCCTCCTCAAACTCCGTATCTATTTCAAAATCCTCGTTCATTTCATTTTCCTCCTGAATTTTAATTTAATTTCTGAATCATCGTTCTCGCCATATTATCTACAGCGATATAACTGGAAGCCGTCGCCAAACGCTTTTCATCTTCGGTTGTCAAACTCACGCCCAATTCCTTTAGGACTTTGATTTTGTGTTTAACGAACCTTTTCATTCTGTCTTCTTCTGTCAACCGCAGCTCTCCTCCTTCTGTTTATGATTTTCTTCGCAAGCCATCGAGCTACGGCATCCTCCATCCGTTCCTCGAAAGCTATAATTTTACCCTCGTGCCACAGCGCATACAAAAACGCGACGACGAAGGCAATTTCAATTACAGTTGTGATTGCAAATCTCAATTCCATTTTGATTCCCTTTCTGATTTAAAATAAGTTTGTACCGTTTTGTCTATACGCCTCATTCCATTTTCGCGCCAGTTCCTCCGCCTTTCTACGGCTTTCGCATAAATGGCATATATCAGCGTTGTATCTTTTAAGTATGGCGATCAAGTTATTACCCGTCGCTATCGTGTCGGCGAAGGCGAAATACTTTCCGTTTTCGGCAGTGACAACCACAACAAAAATCATTTTCATTTCAGATTTTCCACTCTCCGCATATGTTTCCGTTGCTGTCTATCGCCAAGCCGTCTGTTCCCCCTTCGGCTACAGCTCTGCTTATCTGCCCGAAAATTCGGTCAAGCTCAGCCGCCGTGGCGTAGTAGTCGGCATATTCATTTTCCGCGTCACAGTCATGAAAAGCGGCGTTCCCGGTTTTGATTTCGATTTTCATTTTGATCTCCTTTCAGAAATTAACCACCATTTTCGCGTTGTGAACTGGACTCACCAATTCGCCGCCAAAACAGACTAACTGCCCAGTACCAACTTCAACAGCGTTGTACTTTGCTGACCCGCTTACCCTCATATAGTAATAGTAATCGTCGTCCTCGGCACGAAACACATCTCCGCAGCGTATTTCGTTAAAATCTATCCAGTCTTTCGTTTCCTCTCTGATTTCCATTTTGTTTTCCTTTCTGATTTTAAATTTAGCAGCCGAGTTTGTTTTCCCTTTCACGGCAGCTCTATCTTATATCACGACTTCGGTTATTTACCAAAAATCTTTTAAAATTTTATGCCACATTTTCTTCGTATTAGCTAAAGCTATACTTCGTATTCAACATAAATATCGCCGTTAGGCATATATACGCACGACCACACGCAGCCGCGCTCATATACAGCCCGTTCGGCTACACACATAGCATCATCGAGATTGTTGAAATGCTTTCCGATTACCAAACCGTTTTGCTTTTCAACTTCGACCCCATAGGTACTATAGCTCATGATTTCCTTTCCTCCTCTAATTTTATTCGCGCCGAATGACCGTCGCCCCAGCGCACCAATACAAGAGCGGATATGCTATTTCCGTAGATAATAATTCCGCCCGTTATGTATGCCGTATACTTTTCGCCGTCGTTTTCAAAACGGATTTTCGTTTCAAATCCGACTTTCCATATCACTCCCTTTACAAACTTTTCGTATGACATAGTAAAATATTCGCTCCTTTCATTTTCGTTTTAATTTTGTGGTATTTAGATTATGTTTTGAGAATAGAAACACTTCGGGAATATAATTTCATTACCAATTTCCGAAGTGATTTTCTTTAGTTTATTTCCCGCAATTCTTCGAGTATTTCGCCCTCGTCGAATACGCGCTTTACTCCTTCCCATTCGTGACAACACGCCTCCCAAATCTTATAAGCGTTCGGATTTCGCGTTAGTCTGCCGAATTCGTTTTCGGTTTCGGTTTCATACCCAAATTCCGAACAAAAATCCTCATAGTTTCCGGGGTCATACTTCGTCAAACACGCGAGAATGTCATAGCAAGTCGGCGTGATATTGTGTATTGTGTTATATATGGAATCCCAAAATGTAACGTGCACAACCTCGCCGGTATCGGTGTTTTTGATATAAACCGAGTAGCGATTTCGTTTTGCGTTGTCGCGCCAAAGTCGATTTGCTTCGCGGTCTTTGAATATGATACTCATTTTAATATTATTTCGTATCAGAAAATCACGGGCTTCTATCTCATAGGCACTTACCATTCTAAACTCAACTCCTCATAATAATATTTTTTGCCGTCAATGGTTATTTCCGGCTCGCCGTTTATCGCAGCATCGTTACTGTACTCGCCCGCAAAGGCTATAGCTTCATCGAGTGTAAAATCGTGATTAGTTATGATTTCATATACAGTTTCGTTTCCGTTTTTGATTTTCATATTACCCCTTCATCCTCCATAAACTCGCGGAAATCGTCGGTTAAAAGCTGATTTCCATAGTAATTTGTAAACAGCCTTGCAACCGTTTCGCCGTCGAGATTGCAAAGTGCATCCCAAATTTCAATCTGATTTTTATCCATGATTTTCAATTCCTTTCTGATTTAGATTTTGGATATAAAATCCCCGTCAAAACTGATTTTCATTTCATTTCAGACGGGGATTTTTAATTTTGATTTAATTTCACTTTTGAGCGTAAAATTTTTTATGCGGATTCTTCCTCGCTGTTTACACCGTAGAATCCTATGCCGCCTTCCTCGATGTCTCTATTTTCGGCGTACTCAAGATATTTATTAAATTCTTCGTCCGTGATTTTTCCGGCTTTTTTCTCTTCGGCGAGTTTACGCATCGCGTCGAGCAGCCACGGCGCAGCTACAGACGCGCCGCCGTTCTCAGCTTGAATTTTTTTCGCCTCCGCCTTTGCTTTTTTGCGAACTTTATCGGCGGCGCGTCTTGCGCGTTCAATTTCCGTCTGAGCCTTTGCGCTCGATTTTTTCGCGGATTTTCTCGCGGATTCAACAGCCCCGGCGGGTTTAGGATCTATCTTGCCGCTTGCGCGGTCTTTCTTTTCCTTGAACTCGATATTATAGGACTTTTCGGTGACTATGCGGTGAAGTATTTCCGCTATGAGCTTTTCAAGATACTTCGGGCGTGCCGCGGCAACACTCAGAACGCCGCGCCCCTTCTTCGCGTAGAGGGATAACAGATATCCGACATCATGCGAATTTGCTTTATAGATATTGCCCTTTTCGCCCTCTACATAAAGCATGGAGTCAATTATCATCTGTAATTGCTTGAGTAATTGTGTGTTGCTTGTCGGAGTTTTGCCGAGATTGATATCGCGGGCTTGTGTAGGTGTAGCGAACTTTTCCGCGACTGTTTTCACATCCGCGCCGATACTTTGCGCCGTTCTCATGCAGAGTAAACGATTAAAAGCCGCGACTTTGTAAACCCATGCAGATTCCGCGCCGAATTTCTTTCCGCGCTCGACAAAGAATGATTCAAGTGCGACAAAATCAAGCGGGCGTTCAGCCGCGACGAGTTCACGCGATTTTATGCCGTTTTCGTCCTCTTTATCTTTGTGTTTCAGCGTCTCGAAAGTTAGAGCCGTCGCCGCCGCAAGCATAGGCGCGGGGTTGTCGAGCAGTTCGAGAGCCGTTGCATGAAACGCGGCGCGGGCATACTCTTTTTCAAGCTCTGATGTTTCATTGTCGAGCTTTTCGAGCTCTGCCGCCTTTGTATCGTCGGCATTTATTGCCGCGTTGTAGGCGTTAGCGCGTGTTTCAAGCTCTGCTTTAATTTCCGTAATATTCCGTAATGCTTTCTTTTCTGTTGTCTTTTTCATGATTTTTTACCGTCCTTATTTAAATATTTTATATGCTTTTAGCACATTAAAGAACGCGCGAACATATAACAGCTCACGCGCTCGGAATGTGTTAAAATGTCCTATTGTACCAACGTATCAATTGTTACCCGTCACCGTGCATTTTCCAAAAATGAAACATTAACATCCCCGCTTTACAATAAATATTTATTCCTAAAAATAAAAATTACCGTCCGTTGTCCGTATCTCCTGAGAAATAGCGCGGGCGGTGTAAAGCTAAAATATCAATATAGCATTAATGCACGGTTTATTTTTTTCTTATTGCCGATATACTTATCGCGTATATATCAAGCACCAACGGCAAAGGAACTCAAAAGGTTCGGACGGCTTCCAACCGTCCCCGGACTCTCCACTTTAGCACAACAAAATCAAAGTATTTAAACAGATAATACACCCGCTTAAATGGCAGTTATTTCTTTGACCTTTTACGGACTTGTGATAAAATGCCTTTATTCGCCCCGCATAGCGCCCCTATGCGGCATAGTAACGGATGAGAGTGTCCCGCCGCCGTTACCGATATTTTACAATATTATTGCATACGATAAACGCGCAACGGCGCGCGCCGTCCCGGGCTGATAGCTATAAAGCCGTCATAGCGTGATAGCAATATCAAAGTATTGCAAGGACATACAATAATATTTATGTGTTCCGCTTGTCGCGTATTAATCCGCTAAAAGCCGACTAACCGCGCAAAAATTAATCACCCTCTTTCTTGTTGTTATGGGCAAGCCCTTCGCCGCTTGACTTTTTGCGGCATTGGTGTATAATTTTATATATTGCGTACTTGTTGGGGCTTACCCCGCGCGCCTTGTCCGCACGGCTCAACGGCTCGTTGTCGGCGGCTTGTCCGTGGGGCTTGTCCCTCAAGTGCAAGCACATTATAGCACCAAAAAGTGCATTGTTATACTCGAAAAAGAAAAATAATGAACTTTTTAGAGATTTTACACATCTTCGTAACATATACACAATAAGCCTATGCAATGGAGCTGATGAACTTGTGCAATACTAACAATTATGACCCCACTATTATTGCAGAAAAGATTAAAAAAGAATGCACGAGACAAAATATCACGGTAAAAACTATGTTACAAGAATTAAACATCAATCATGCTGCTTTAACTAAAATGACGCACGGCGGCGCGCCGTCTTATATCACGCTTGCCCGTATATGCGATTATTTAAATATATCTATAGACGCTCTACTCGAACGCCCGACCCCTGAACCTGAGCCGCCTGACCTGAACACGGCGGTGTCAGTAGTAGCCGCTGCCGCGCATATATCCCCCGATGCACTCCGCGCCGTTCTACGCCTACCAATCAACGATAAATAATTCTTGCGCAGAATAATAGATGTTCGCGCGTCTATTAGGCGGCACAAGTGCCGCCGATGGGGACGGTGTAGCCGTCCCGACATTATAGGATATATACCTACCTATATAATATATAATATAATACCTATACACACGGAATTTATCTTTTTGATGTATAGGTATTTTTTTATTTTAGCATATAAGATGTAATTGACGTGTTGACGGTGATATTATGCAGTGTTGACGTTGACGTGTAGACGGCGTTGTAAATACAACAAAAAAATAATGCTTATATAACACTAAAATATCATAGCTTGTATACCTCGACTATATAGGTATAATAATCCATAAAATACGCCTTTATGGATTTATAGCCCCACGGGGGCTATTTTAAACATATAGCAGAAAAATAATCGTGAAAAACCGCTTAGTTAATCAACCCCACTCACACGTCGTCAAAATAGACCCTCAGAACTACACAAATCCCGCCCATAGTGGAGGGTATCTTCTACGGGTCAGGTAGATTGGTGCTTTTTAAAATTTTAAAAAAACTGGTAAAAGCCCGCTCTACGCACAAAGTTACCCCTACGAGCATCCGAGATAAAGATGTGGTACAGGCTAAAATCCCTAAAGTCTACCTTACGAGCGGTCTTTCGTTCGTGGTATAAGCCTATAACAGGCTGACGTCTTCGAAGAAAGCTTCTACAAGTTCTATATGTATACGATCGTCTTACGCGCCGAAGGGCGCGTTTTTTTTATTTATGTTTATCGCTACGCGCCAAGCTTCTACCCTCTACTTCTGTTAATAATTTATTCATAAATTTAACCTTCAGATTTTGGTAAATCGGCTAACCTCGGGTGTAAGGTATATACATAACATGGTGGTACAGGCTACGGCGTAAGCCGTTTCAAGGCAAATCCGAGGTGAGCGACACTAATAAGGCGAACGGAAACGGAGCGCAGCGCAGTTAAAGGCTTGCTGAGTTCGCCTCAAGATGGAGCGAACCGAGGATGCAGTCTTCCTTTAGAAATAAGGCGAAGCCTTCCACCCGCCTACGGAGATGTTTGAGGGAGGCGTCAGCGGTATCTCCGAAGAGAAGTTAGCGAAGCTTGCGAAGAGAACTTCTCCCGAGGTGGTATAGCGTAGCCTCCCGCCTACTCCGTAGGCGGAATTATGTGGCGAGCAAGGACACGTTAGTGGACTTGTGACCTTCACATAACACAAAATTGTTTTTTAAGAGAGGGGGTGCTCAGATGCCTTGATACACAAGGGCTGTGAGCCAGTTTGGAACCATTTTAAAAAAATAAGTTCAAAATAGGAGGAAAACACTATCAAAGTCAAAGTATGTGATGCGATTATGGGTACCGGCAAAACCGAAGCTGCCATTACCTATATGAACGAACACAAGGAGAAGAAATTCATTTACATCACGCCGTATCTGGCGGAGAGCAATCGTATCAAAGAGGGTTGCCCGGAGCTGCACTTCGTCGAGCCGAGCAACAAGCTGAGCGAATACCATTTCAGAAAGACAGAGCACACAGCAGCTCTTATAAGCGAGGGGCGCAACATAACGACAACCCACGCGGCTTTCAGAAATTATAACCGTGATACGCTGGCGATGATTAGAGAGCTTGGCTATACCCTCATCATAGACGAGAGCTTGGATATTCTTATCGAGAGTCAAATGAAGACCAATGATGTCGGCGGGCTTGTCGCTACAGGCTTTTTAGAATCAGACGGCACGACATATCGGGCGACAGACAAGCTGTACGACTCAGGTAAATTTGAGGACGAGATGAAGATGTTCCGCTCCCGCGATATTTTGTGTGTTGATGGACAAAAGGGGCAGAAGCTTTATTACTGGGCTCTGCCGCAGGAGCTGTTGACCTCGTTCGATGAGGTGTTCGTGCTGACGTATTTGTTTACCGGACAGGCGCTTTGCTATTTTATGAAGATTTATAAAATCCCCTATACATATATAGGTGTGTCGCTAAAGGACGGGGGTTACCGTTTTTCGGATAATACCGATTATGTGCCGGAATACACCAAGCACATCAAAGACCTTATACATATAGTAGAGTCGCCAAAGCTCAACCGTATAGGCGACCCGCCCCATGCGCTGTCTATGAATTGGTATCAGAGACGCAAGGCTGGTGAGGATGGCGAGCTCAAGGCTGTTAAGAATCATATAGCCAACTGCTACAAGCATATATGGAAGAACTCACCTGCGGACGAGCGTATGTGGGGAACCTATAAGAGCGCCTGTAACAAGGTTAAGGGCAAAGGTTACACCAAGAGTTACGTCGTCTTCAACGAGAGGGCTACTAATTCATACATTAATAAGAGGTATCTTGCCTACGCCGTTAACCTGTTTATGAATGTCGCGGAGAGGCGTGTGTATGAGAAATTTGGTGTAGAGGTAGACCAAGATATGTACGCTCTTTCAACTATGTTGCAGTGGATATGGAGATCGGCTATAAGACGCGGAGAAGAGATATGGCTGTATGTGCCGAGCAGAAGAATGAGGACACTTTTAAAAGATTGGATGGAGAGGGTTCAGAATGGCGATAAAGACGAAGACGATTACGAGTAAGATATCTGTGAGTGAGCGAGAGACGCACATATATAGAAGTGGCGACGGCTGGGTAATGGACAGCACCGTTCCGAAAGACTTCAATGCCGCGCTGCGTAAGGGTTGGACTCCTATAGAGCAGACGGTTTACGACGACGGCACTGTGTGCGGGATGATTCTAAAGGCTATCCCTTCCGCAGTTACTATAAGAAAGAACGCCGCTCGAAGCATTTCCGAAGAACAGAAACGCAAGGCGACGGCGGCGTTAGCGAAGTACAGAGCGGAGAAGTGAGGCAGACCTATTGGACAAAAATGTCCGATAGTCTCGTAATGATAGAGGCGGTGTAACGAAAAGTTACCCCCATTTGCAAATTTTAACATTATAAATAAAGGAGAAAATGAAATGAATGAACTGACAGCATTTAACAATGAGGAATTTGGAGAAATCCGCACCATAACTATTGACGGCGAGCTGTGGTTTGTGGGAAAAGATGTGGCTGCGGTGCTCGGGTATAGTAATCCACGCAAAGCAATGATAGACCATGTAGACACCGAGGATAAGGGTGTAACGAAATGTGACACCCTTGGTGGAGCACAGGAAATGGCTATTATCAATGAATCGGGTCTTTACAGTCTCATCATTTCGAGCAAGCTCCCTAATGCCAAAGCTTTTAAACGCTGGGTTACAGCAGATATCCTTCCCGCCATTCGTAAGACGGGCGGCTACATGACCGATGAGCTTCTCGCTAAATGTCAGAAAGACCCCAATGTCATGTTTGCGTTTGCAGAAGAGCTTCTTAAGCTGCGTGACAAAACGAACGTCTTGGAATCAAAGCTCGATGTCGCTCAGCCCAAGGCGGACTTCTATGATACGTTTGTTAGCCCCTAATAAATGTACAGGGCTTCGAGACACCGCCAAAGAACTTGGTATCTCTGAGCGTAAGTTCGTTAACTTTCTGATAGATGAAAAATATCTATACCGTACTCCCGCTCAGCAGCTTCGCCCTTACGCCAAGAAGAGCAACGAGGGTTTATTCGAGACCAAGGACTGGTACACGAAATCTGATATTGTGAAGATAAGGGTGTTCTTCACCCCGGAGGGCAAACAATTCTTTCATAAGAAGCTTGTAGAAAAGGGGTTTATCGGCGCACCTATGGTATGCGCGTGAGGGAGGTGAACTAATGGATAAATGGATTAGTGTATTTGATGAAAAGCCAGAATTTCCGAATGATAGTTGTTTGATTATGGTACTTGAAGATGAAAGTCATGGTAAAATGACGGATCTGCGTGTCAAAGTATGTGAAGGGCTTGTAGGGTGCGGTGGTTATATTCCAGCTGCAAATGGAGAATATGGTTTTGATACTTTAAATGATTGGGATGAAGGACAGCCTATTTGTGTAACACACTGGATGCCGTTTCCACAGCCGTGTGAAATTAGTAAAGAAAATATGGTTAACATGCTTAAAGACACACCAAATTATTGCAAGTTAAAAGAAAGAAAATCAAACAGTACAAAATAAATAAAGGCGGTTAAGTGAATGGGATCAAAAGTATTTAAGTACATAAGAGATGAAGAAGAAAGACAAGCCCACAATATAGAACTCATCGCTTTAGAGAGCTTTGTTAGTGACAATGTTCTAAAGGCGGTTGGTTCGTGCTTAACCAATAAATACTCGAAGGGCTATAAGGAAGAAGACTTCGTTAAGGTCGCGCAGACGATAGATGGTATTATTAATAAGGAGGTCAACAAATAATGACAGACGGGATGGTAGCAATGTTGGTCTTTTTTATTTTGCTGTCTTGTACAATCGTGGGTTCTATTTTAGAAGTAACTCTGCCTCACACTCACAGACGCATAACCAAGAAGAGTGATATGGTAAACGATAAAGAGCGCTTCGTGTGTTCCGCTTGCCACACAGAATGGATATCTTCACGCAAGAGGGTTGCGGTGTGGTCTAAGGACGACCATGTTGTAATTGCTGACGATTGTCCGACTTGCGGAAAGACCTGCACCATTCATCATGGAGAAGAGTGGAGAAGGCTAAGCTAAATACATAAAAATAAAACATTGAAACTCGGGGCATAAACTACCCTACCGGGACACTTTAAACCGAAGTTTGTAATATATAGACAGCAAAACTCGGACGAAATGAGATATGGCTGATATAAGGAAAGGTGTGAACGGCATTTTAAAGAAAGGATTAAACAAAGAAGTTGAACAGAGGATTTTGTGAGGGTTGCCCGTGGATTAACTGCTGCGGCAACGACGACAACGACTACCCCTGCCACGGCAGTTGGGATGAGGTCGCTTACATAGACTATGGAAATCAAGCCATAAATACGGATATGGATGAGGAGAATTAACTATAGGTAATACAATATATATACCGGGTATCGACGCTAAGGATATATACATAACAAATGAGCTATACCCCGACGCAGGTTATTCGTTGGTGGATAAAGACGGCAAGGTCAATTATAGACGATATGCCAACACACTCGATTACAGTTTAGATCAGATAAAACTGCGCGAGGTTTATGAGAAAGTGTACCGCCGCACTAACTTCAGTTTTTACGGAAGAAAGAAAGAGTATACCTCGCGCGTAATAAATGTAACCTTTAAATACTCGGTGGCGGAGTTTAATAAAGCCGGCAGAAATAGGTATATTCGCTTTGGACATAAAGACTCAGACCTTAACTTCAATGACTGCGTGGCTATAAAAGACGGCGAGCTGGTGGGAATAATACTTGGACAGCCTGTGGAATATCCGGTATCTGACGAGGTGCTCGGTAAATACTTCGGTTTTGAAGGTGGCGTATACACGCTTATCAAAACACCTAAGACGCTGAAGAGCACAGCGGAGCTGCGCAGGACACTGTATAATGACGGCTTTGTGTGTAATGGAGTAAGGTATGTCAGGTGGAAGAGGTCAAGCGGCAGTTCTCGCGTTGGCAAGTGTCTCTTTATTGACGAGAAGCTGTATGCTCGTATGCACAAGTGGGAGATGTGTGGACTGAAAGTCGCCGAGGGTGAGGAGGTAGACCTTGCTGCGCTTGAGTCGTATATCTCTCTGCCGTCAAGCTCTATTATTGATATACTGGAAATAAACCCCGAGAACATTCTCGTGATAGACGACTACGAGAGCAAATTCTTCGATAAGGTTATGTCCGTCAGCGAAGATGGCGACCACCTAATCGCCGAAGAAAAAGACGAGCAGATAACCAACTCTATCTGGGACGGACAGGGGCTTATAGATATATCAGCTATGGGCAAATACAGCGATAAGGGCATGATACTACTCCGCAACCTCTTCTTTAAATGCTGTTGCTTCAATACAAACTTGCAGCAGTGGTTTGCCGACCACGGCATAACAGAGGTAAGCCAGCTAAAGGGCTACACTAAAGCGAAGCGTGTGGAAGATATAAAGATAGTAACCACGCCGAGCAGCATCAAGTATCTGAAGTTCGGGACGATAAACGATTGGATGAAGCACATCGACAATACTTTTGGCGTTGTTAAGTATGATAAGCCAACTCACTTCTTTGATGGACGCATGGTGCAGACGCACTATCAGCTTCTCAACAGCTTGCAGATGGACAAGGCTGAGACGGCGGCGTTCCTTAAGGAGACATTTGACTATATGACAGCTATCAGAACAGACCCCGCAGTTCTGCGCTACCATATCAAATATCCGATAGAAGACGAATTTGATATCTCCCCTGCCGAGTCGAAGAATGATGTTGTATATAAGCTTCTCGGTCTCAATGACAGATTTGCGCAGACGAAGCTTTATCATGACTTCAAGATAGATATTCTTAAGTCTTTTACAAAAAATCTTAGGCTCGGTCATGTGCTTGTCGAGGGTAATTACGAAACCTTGTTTGGCAATCCAATCGAGATGTTACAGGCGAGCATCGGCAAGTTCGACGGCGTGTCGGTGCTGGGTGTTGGCAACATACATACGAAGAGGTTCGGGTATGGGCAGAGGCTCGTAGGTTCGCGCAGCCCCCATATCTCAATGAGCAATGTGTGGGTTCCGACGAATGTGGAGTGTAGCGAGATCGACCGCTACTTTAATCTGACGAACGAGATAGTCTGTATAAACAGTATTGGCGAAAATGTCTTAAACGAATTATCGGGCTGCGATTTTGATTCAGATACCTCGCTTGTTACGGATAATCTTCACCTTATCAATGCCGCGCTTAAGAACGAAGGTAAGTTTTTGATAGCAGTTCCGGATGTCTCGTCCGTTAAGAAAAAACGCAGATATACTCACGACGAGCAGGTTGACCTTGATGTTAAAACGAGCAACAATCTTATAGGCGATATCATCAACCTCAGTCAGGAGCTCAATACCCGCATATGGGATGTCCTCAATCGTGGCGGCAGTTATAGTGATATTGAGGAAATATATAAAGATGTATGTATCTTGAATATTATGAGCGGCATTGAAATCGACAAGGCAAAGAAAGAGTTCAATATCAATAATGCTAAGGAGCTTCGCCGACTGCGTGATAAATATAAGATTGAGGGCGACGACGGAAGAGCCATTAAACCTAACTTCTTCAAGGCGAAGGATATCGGCAAAGGTTACTATGACCGCAAGCGAAAGAATTACAAGAAGCATTTGACGACCATGGATCATGTGCAGACTTGTATTAACTCGTACAGGGCTCAGAGAGAAGAGATAGGAAAGAAGCAGGAGTATCTTCCCTTCTCTGCTCTTGTGGGTAACGGCATAGATGTTCATCGTAGACAGTACGAGAAAGTCATCCGCGTCATCAATGCCGTAACAGACATGACAAATGAGATAAAGAGTGTGTATGCTTCGGACATAGAATCTTCCGTCAAACAGATGCAGTGTTGTGATATCAGGCAGGAGTGCGTAGAGTATGTGGGCAATATGTCGTTCACCAAGAGCGATATGGTCTACCTCCTGCGCCAGATAGAAGAACCTCGTTATTCTCAGATTCAGCGTAAGATATTTAACATACTCTTTGGCTACCCCAACACCTCGTTCTATGAGGTTCTCGAAGCGGGTGCAGAACCTATCGGACTGCTCGCAGAAGACGACGAGGGTGATGTTGAGCTATATGGAAAGAGATACACTCGATATAAATATTTCGCGTAAATTGACAACAAATCACGCAAAAATTTACAAAAAATAGGCTAAAATCCGACCCAAACGGGATAAACGACCCCCTAAAATAGCCGTATTATGCGACAAATTTTAGGGGCGTCCCGTGCGGTTACAATAGGAGAGGGGTAAGAAAACTCGCTCCAAATTAATAAAAAGGAATGGTTTATATAGTTAAAATCTCGCAGGAGGAAGCTTTTAAGATTAGAAAGAAGTTTCCGGGAACGCATATAACGGTAACGAACCGCTACGCTCCCAGTCGAAAGAAAACATACTACTGCACCGAGGGCTTTAAGGTGATGCGCTACCTAAAGAAGCTTCGCCACGAACCGTGGAGGTGAGCCGCTGATGGAAGACTTCGCTAAGAAGCAGAGCGGAGAGTCCTATGTTGACTACTTCGTTCGGCTCTTCGACAACAAGAAAATTTATGGTCTCACTTGCGACCAGATAGCCGAGTTGCTCAATACAGAAAGCGGTCAGACGCTCGGCGAGAGTGCTTATCGAAAAGAATTTGCCGCTTTCAATCGCGGTCGCAACTATGAACGTGAGATAGCTGAGCGCGGCGTGGCGACGAGGGTTCTGTCTATATCAGACCTGCACTTCCCGTTCGCAAAGCCTATAGAGACATTTTCAAAGTATGTCGGGCGTGTAGACATCCTACAGCTCAACGGAGATATATTTGATTGTCAGTCGATATCCAAATTCTCGAAGTCGTATCGCATACCGTGTATCGAGGAACTGGTTGAGGGTCGGCAGTACATTATAGACCTTATTGACTACATAAAACCGAAGAAGGTCATCGCAAACTACGGCAACCATGAGCTTCGCCTCGGAGCATATCTCGCCAACCACCTCGATTCAGACCTTCAGGAGCTTATGCCTGAGACGGCACTGGACTACATCTTCGTTGATGGCTTCTATCATTACGACCGTCGCAATCATATTAAGACGTGGTTTGAGCCGCTTCGTGAGACATTCGATGATATCGAAGTCGTTTATACTGGCGAGTGGTTTTCGCAGATAGGTCATGTAATGTTTGTTCACCCGAAGGCTTTTAGCAGTTCACCTATGAAGACGGCGGAGAAAGCTGTGCTGTGGTTCCGCAATGAAGGGTATGATTTCAACTGCCTTGTAATGGCGCATACGCACAGGCTCGGTTCGTATAAAATCGGAAACACCACTATGTATGAGCAGGGTGCGGCGTGTGAGACACAGAAAATGAGATATGGTGACGGCGCGTTGGTTAACTCTCAGCAGCAGGGCTGTATTTATGTGTGTCTCGATAAAGATGGTTATAACATTGAGTCGGCGACGAAGCTTGTCGCCTTTTGAGGAAAGAAAGGAAGATAATTTGAATCGCAAGGAACTTATAAGACTTGTGGCGAAAGATAACTCTCTCACCCTCGGTGATTCAGAGTTCTGCATTAATGCAGTGTGCAACGCTATCTCCAAGGTCGTTAACGATGGAGATAAGCTGTCAATATATGGTTTTGGTACATTTCAGAAGGTTAGGCGTAAGCCGAAGCCTTACCGACACCCGGTAACGGGAGAGATGTGTGTGCCGGAGCCGTCGGATGTTATTAAGTTCGTGCCGGGTGTAGCGTTCTTCCCGAGCACTGAGCCCGACTACGCCGACCTGTAAAGGAGAGATATTATGCTGATTGCATTGATCTACAACTTTTTAAACGTCTTTGCTCTCACTGGTGGTATTGCTATTGTAGCAATTATCCAGCTGCTCGCGAGCCTCGGCGTGATATAACGATACTTTTTTGCAAACTGCAATAATGGCGGTTATGCAGTTACTGATTACGCTCTACGAGGATGCGCCGCACCATAAGCGGTAGACGAGTCGTAGGGTTTACGAAGCCGTGAACTCGCGGCGGGAACTAAAAGACCCTGCGGGTAGAAAGTCGCTCCACTGATGAGGAGTAGACAGTTCCCGCAGGGCACTGATAAAATCTTATATTAACCAAATTGCCGACATCGGCAAAATGGTGCGAAGCAAAGGAGTGTGCTAAATGAGTTATTCTCTTACTGAGATATCCACAAAAGACCTCGTGGAAGAACTTAAAAAGCGCGAGGGTGTAGAGGCGACAATAGTAGAGCCATATAGAGATGATGAAATTGTAGCGAGTGGACCTTCTATTGTGCTCGTGGTTACTGATTGATTGATAAAATTTAAAGGAAATGGAATGATTTGATTGTTTGACAATTATCCTGATGTGGTAACTGTTAAAGAGATGCAGACAATGTTGCGAATAGGAAGAAAGGCTGCGTATGACCTTGTACATAACGGCACTATTCCCTCTGTTCGTATAGGTACAAGCTACTTAATCACTAAAAAGAGTATTGAAAATTTTCTTTCTGCCGGTAGTTGACATTTTGCGCTGTTGTGCTAAAATGACCGTACAACAGCAAGCGGACTACAGAAAGGAGATTATTTAATTGACAGGAAGCTTGCAAGCAAAACGCGGCAAATATTATGCCGTTCTGAATTTCGTAGACAACACTGGAAAGCGTAAGCAGAAGTGGGTTTACACAGGTTATGAAGTAAAGAATAATCTGCGTAAAGCTGAGGCGGCTATGCGGTCAATAATTAGCGAGTATGAAAGTGCTCAGCTGATTTATGAACCCAATATACTTATCTCGGACTACTTAGACCAGTGGCTCACGGAGACGAAACCCTTCATAGACACTGTAACGTGGGACGGTTATAAGGTTATAGTCGATTCTCATGTTCAACCGTATTTTGAGGAACACAAAATAAAATTAGTGGATGCCAGCCTTGACAATATACAGCAATATTTTGACTATAAGGCGACCCACGGCAGAAAAGATGGGAATGGCGGTCTATCACCTAAAACCCTTCGTCTGCACAAGAATGTTCTTCAGCTTGCCTTTAAGGAGGCTATGCGGCATAAGCTCATAAGGTCTAATCCTTGTGAACTCGTGAGACTCCCAAAACTTGAGAGACGGGAGTATGAGTGGTATAACGCCAGTGAAATTAACACTCTGCTTGAGACCATAAAGGGCGAACCTTTGCATCCACTCATCCAAACTACAGTCATGTATGGACTGCGGCGCAGTGAGGTTTTGGGTCTACAGTGGCAAAGCATTGATTTTGACACAAATACTATCCTTATACGCCACACGGTCTCTATGTCAACCAAGGTTGTCGAAAAAGACAAAACCAAAAACAAATCAAGTTATCGGTCGTTTCCGCTGTTTCCTGAAATTAGAGAGCTACTGCTTCAGCTCAAAGAAGAGGAACAGAAGAACAGAGAGTTCTTTGGAGACGCCTATGTGGAGAATGATTATATCTTCAAATGGGCGAATGGCGCAATGTATGACCCGTCATATATATCGCACAAATTCGGAGACCTATTGAGAAAATATGATCTCCCGCATATAAGATTCCACGACCTGAGACATAGTTGTGCGAGCCTTCTTCTCGCCAAAGGTTGTTCGCTCAAGGACGTCCAAGATTGGATGGGTCACGCCGATATAAAGATGACTTGTAATATATATGGACACCTTGATTTGTCGAGGAAAAAGATGACCTCTGAAATTATTCGCGAAACTTTAGCTCGGGCGTGTTAGACAAAATGTTAGACACATGGGAATTTCGAGCTATTTTAGAAAAGGGAAAAGCCCTGAACCCGTTGAGGCTCAAGGCTTCTGAGATGGCTCCCCCTGTTGGACTCGAACCAACGACCCTGCGGTTAACAGCCGCATGCTCTACCGACTGAGCTAAGGAGGAATGTTACTACCGCCCAGTATTAGTGGGCGGTAATTTGTGTCGGCGTCGACTTATCTTCCCGGGAGGCTGCCCTCCGAGTATTGTCAGCACGA